TCCTATAGCACCTTGAACCCCTTGAGTGCCTTGTACTCCTTGGGTACCTTGCGCTCCAGTAGCTCCAGTGGCTCCTATAGCACCTTGAACCCCTTGGACACCCTGAACTCCTTGAGTGCCTTGTACCCCTTGGGTACCTTGTACCCCTTGGATACCTTGAGCTCCAGTAGCTCCAATTGCTCCAGTAACTCCTTTAGTACCATTAGATATTTCTTCTATACCCCTCAAAAAAGAAAAAAGAATAGATCCATCAGTAGAAATAGAAATAACATTTCCTATTTTCTGTACAACAGCATCTAAAACATTAGATTTAGAATTATTAAAACTTCCAGCGGAGCCTACATAGATAGAATCATTTAAACTATATAATGATGTATCTAATCCATTTAAGAGACCGTAAGATAAAATTCTTGAAGATTCTCCCACTTCTATATCAGCAGTAGTTATACCTATAGCAGGCATATAAGCTGAAATACTTGATTCTGATAAATCAATATTTATAGATCCGTTTTCATTCAGACCTTTAGAATATACTATAGAAAAAGCCGGGATTGTATTCTCGGTATTATTTTCTACATTTAAAATTATACTTCCATCAAAAGAGCCTCTTATAATAGAGGCTGACAATTCATTTCTTAAATCTAAGCTATTAAACTGTACATTACTTGAACTTGAAAGATCGAGGGTTTCTCTTGCTGAAAATGCTGTTTCATCATCTAAAAGTGTTGTCGCAAAAGTTGTTATTCTCATAAACCCTTATCTATTTATACACTAGATTAAAAAAAATCCGCCTGTAAAAAAACAAGCGGACTCTTTAATCTTTTATTTACAATCAAATTATGGAATAAGATTAGAACTTGTTGTTCCTTGAGGATCAATAGTTCCCGTTAAAGGTTTTTTTGATGATTTAATTGTAGCGGGAGTTTTAGGCTTTTTAGGCACTAAACTTTGAATACCTTGTATCCCTTGTATCCCTTGTATCCCTTGCACTCCTTGCACTCCTTGCACTCCTTGAATCCCTTGAACTGATGTGATTTTAGTAGGCATAATTATAATTATAGATTAGGGTTTATGAGAATGCATACACTTAATTTTTACAATCTTGAAATACTATTCTCAAAAAAGTAAATAATACTACCTATTTACTAGTTAAGATTTTCGGGTACTCTAAATTTAGAAAGCGAAACATTCCCAACTCCAACTAATATGTTAGGAAATTTTTCATTTACATAATCTAAATCTAAAATTCTAAATGATGTATCATTTACATGTATTAGATTATCTTGATTTGCATTAGTTTGCATTAATGAATTATAATTCCAATAACCCGATTTTAAATCGTTAAGTTCATTAAATGGAGTCAAGCTGAGAGATGGGAAAACTCTATCTGACATATCTCTGACAATTTTCTGAACACCCATTAAATGATGTAAATTATCAGCAAATGCAGCAACCTGAACTGAGAAATTTGTAGACTCCAATCCACCCAATTGAAAAGGTACATTCTCAGTAGAAGTATAAGAAACAAATATACAAGGGGCAATAATCGAGTCCGCCTTTATCGCACTAGTAGGATCTTTTAAATAAGGGGCATATTCAAACTTGTTTTCTAAAAATATCTTCTGGGTAGATGTAGTTGTAACGTAAATATTGAAATCCGGAATGCTTACCGGAATTGATCCCGTAATCGGAACCCCCGAATTAACTAAAACTCTGCCATTTTTAAAATCAATAGAAAGGCCGCTTACACCTCTATTCAATGCTCCAACACCGCTAGGAATATTAGCCCCAGCAATAGAACTATCATAACCCCATTGAGCAAAAGGAGACCCATAAACATCTTTTCCAGCGAACCTTCTAGCCGGAGTAGTTGCATATAAAGGCACATTGACATTCCTAAACGCCTCTAAATCTTTCAATAATGAGTAGCTAAGGAATTCTTTAAAACTCGATATAATATCATGATCTATAATTTTTTTCATTAAGAGGCCAGTTCCTTCGTTAGAATTTTAATAAAATGATTTTTAGTATTTCTAAAAATAGTAGACAGATATTTAATTTCGCCTAGATCGCTTCCATTATTTAAAGTATTTTTAGATTGAAAACCTTTTTCTGATCTTCCGTATTCAGATACAAAATAATTAGATAGTCCGGGAATACCTTTCTCGACTACTTCGGGCCAAGCTCTTCCATCTCCCCATCCATCTAATACTATTCCCCCTGCCGCTAAATCTTTATAGGATGGTCCTAATAAATTGCCAGAAATTCTACCAGTAGTTCCTTCTTTAGATAAAGTATATTTTAGTCCGTTTGATCCCTTTAAAAAAGTAAGTAATTCGAATACAGGATTTCTTGAACTTTTAAATCCCATTAAACCGAAAAGTGTCCCATTCGGATTCGCGAAATAAGAAGACGAAGGTGATTGAGATATAAGTTCTACTGAAAGAGGATGACTTAAAACTTGCTTCTCCATATATGACAATGAATTTCTATAAGCTTTTTCCATAGCTTGTTTTACTTTCTTATTCACTACTTTTCTATAATTCCCTTTTGCAGTTTTTAAAAAGTTCTTTTTAGCCATTAGTTTACCTTTTTTAAATCAACTTGATACAAATTAAATGTTCCTAAAACGCCTATCTTTCTGATATCAGATATTCTTGTGTAATTGTCGCCCATAAAAGTAAACCTCACACAATCTTTCAAATATAAATAAGCATCTTCTTCGAATCTTATTTTCAATAATCCTAAATCTTGTTCTCCTTTGACTTGTATATTCGACCCACCTCCTATAAAACTAGAATAAGAATCTCCAGCTTTAGGATATATAACTACACAATAGAAATCTGTATATTGTTGAGTTAATTCTACATTAGGATTACTATATTCTTGTAAATCAGAATTAAAATCAACATCAAAAACAACCACCTCTTCTACAGATGGTTTATAAAATCTAAGAGGAGTATCTCTTTTGAAAGTATCAAAAATATCTTTAAGAGCCCCTTGTATTTCTGCTTGATATTCACTTAGAAGGTTCATTATTTCCAAATAAAGTTGATATCACCTATCCATGCCGGAGGAGGAAGAAGATCGAAATTAGCTCCACCAAATCTTTCTCCGTATAGGACTTGACTAGAAAATATATTTGTGCTTTTAGAGTTGTTGTACCACTCTGTTAATTTATCTAAATTTTCGCGGCAGTCTTTAGACAAAGTTCTAAAGGTTTTGGCCACCTCATTCTTAGAGACTCGCCTAATCGAACCCTGCTCATCTCCATTTATCTCTGTCCAGTCATAACTCGCGGCACCTAAATTTTTACCAGCTTGTTTATTGTAATAATAACAATAATACATTTCAGTATAAATGCCTGAAACATTTTGGGACATATCAGGAATAACACAATCTCCACTTAAAGTAAAAGCCTCTCCTAATCTTAAATTTAATTGTCCTAAATTGGTTTTTAACCAAGTAGATACAGATCCTGTCGGAGTAGTTGTATCCCCAAGCGAGTCAAGAATTAAACCCGCCCAATAATATTGTTCTCCAGAGCATAACATATAATGTTATACACTTCTTTTAACTCAAGGTGCGCAAAAAACCTGCCCGCTCTAAGCTCTTTTTCCTTTGCAATTCCATAGTTTCTATCTGTTCAGCCGTGAACTTTCTGGAAGCCTTAGATGCTTTTCTTTTTGACATAACAGTTTTAAATTGGTTGACAAGAACAGCTTCTAATCTTCTTCTGTCGGGGGAAGGCTTAATACCTTTATCCATAGCATGAGTTTGAAGATCTCCTAGATTCATTTTGGAAATAGTAGAAGCATAAACTTTTACATCTTCTGTTGGATATTCAAATTCTGATTTTGATCTTAAAAAATCGAAAATAGATGGATTTCTACCATTTTCTCCATGTGCTATATTTTTCATTTCTTCTTCTTTCATAACTTGACATACACCTAAAAAACGTAAATGGATTTTTTTTTAAAAAAAAGAAGATAAACGCAAAAAAAACGCAAGCCCAATTGGACTTGCGTTTCTTTAATTACTTATTTCTTATTACAAGACGAGACCGACGATTGCTTTCGAATCAGTGGCGATACGACCTTCTCTACGCTGAGCATAGAAGCCGAGTTTTTCACTTCTGCGAACCCACTGGTCATCTGGCTCAACAACTGTTTCGCTACCTACTTCAGCGTCGCTTTCGACGATTTTAAGGAAGGCAGGAACTGAGAGGTCAAGACCGATGGCGAGTTGTTGTGTAGCAGCTGCGAAGGTGACTTCGGAACCAACAGCAGTGTAATAATCATCAAAGAGATAAGAGTAAGGCTGGCCGACTCCCATTTCATTTAGAGTGATTAGATTGACACCGAACAACTGTGAGATACCTCCATTACGATAAATTTCTTCACGTAAGCTGTCAGGAGCTCCTAGAGCTGTGCTTTCATCACTATTAGGGAAAGCAGCAGTGTTTTGAGGATTGTAACTCATAGCACGAATATCACCTTCAACTTCAGGAGAAATGATAAGGTGAGTTAGACCACGGCCCGGAGCCGAGACAGGAGTACCACCTGACCAAGATGTCCGCAAACGCTTAACTTTAGTCCATAGAGTATTCAAGTCAGCGAGTTTAAATGTACCAGTAGTGCTACCGTCATAAAGCTGAGATGTTCCGACTGAACGTGAATTAGCAAGGGAAGCAAGAAGAGTGGCCCAGTTCAAGTATTCGCTCTTAGCGAGAATTTCTTGGGTCATTCTTTTGATCATTGCGGTCATTACATCGAGACGAGCACTCTGAGCATACTGCTTTAGGCAGGAAACAGCAGAGGTGAGTGAATCGACGGTGAAACGGAAGTCATCCATACCACTCACGTGATTTGTAGCTAAACCGCCAGCTATTGTTTCAGACCATACAGTCAAAAGACCTTCTGTATTCTGTTCGAAAAGATCGAGAGGAATAGAAGGATTGGTTCCTGAATCATAAGTGAACTTTTGATAAACAAGATTGGAAGTAGCAGTTTGATCTAGAACTTGGTCGATGGTAGGACCAACGAAAGCTGCAAAGACTTCCTGTGCGAGCCATGACTCTTCTTTATTGCGTGAGCCCATGGCTTGCAAAATTTCACGAGTCTTAGCTTGTTCTTCTTTAGATAGATTAAGTTTCATTTTAAATTAAATTATATATAGGGTTAGAGTTCGACCTTGAATAGAGCGTAACCATCATAATCAGCAGCGCTCAAGAAACGACCAAAAGATGTTCCTTTGCTATAAACGCCGACAACTCCAGAACCATTAAGGCAATTGTTAATTCCTGAACCAGCAGCAGCAGTTCCAGTAAAACCCTTCAAGGCGATTAGGCCACGGGCTAGAATTGGAAGAGCTTCACCAGATACGACGACTTCTTGTTCAATCCGCTCGTACTTAGGACGTGATAGGAAAGACTCACCGTAAGCATTGTTTTCACGAACATCGTAAAGAGCAACGCCAAGAGGAACAGTACCAGATGGAGCAGCTTGAACTTTCCACTTGACCTCAGAACGATAAGAAGTTACACGAGAAGGACCGTTGCCATAAGCTGGTCCAGCGCCGAGTAGAGGGGTTGGCGGACGATTAGCGTTTTGAATGACATTCAAGTTGCCACTTGCACCCGCAACGATAGAAACGAAAGTACCCTTATTTAAGGATGCTACGTTCGCAGAGAAGAAACCATTATAAACCTCATGTTCGTCATAATCACGATATGGTTTAATATTTGGGGACTGAGTTATATTCATGTGTTATAAATTATTATAGTTTGATTTTGATTGAAGACAAAGCTTGTTTCCAGCTTTCGATTTTATTTCCTTTTTCGTCTTGAGAATTCGGAACAGCCGGATTAATAGCTGAGGCCTCGACCTCTAGAACAGAAACACTCGATTTCGACTTAAATAATGGCTTCATATCTTCGAGCCATTCGCTAAAGTCTTCATCTGATAAACCGAAAATGCGCTTTGCGATTGTTTTAGATGCGGCTGCATCTAGTTCAAATTGCTCCTTGAGAGACTCAATTCTTTCGCTAAATTTAGCTTGATCTTCTTGAGCTTTCAAAGAGGCTTTGAGTTCAGAAACTTCACTGCGAAGCTTTTCTGATTCTTCTTGGAAATTTTCAATATTGGCTAAAGCATCCTGAAGAGCTTGCTCTTTTTCTGCTTTTTCATTTTTAAGAGCAACGAATTGATCGTTGGACTTTTCGACTTGAGAAACGACAAAATCTCTCACATCCGAAGCAGCTGCTTCGTGAAGATGGTCGATCAATTCATCTAGATTATTATACTTCATATGTACAATTACACGTTTTTTGTTATTTGGTGAAATTTTATCAGAAATTATATCAGAAATACTAGATTCAACCTCTTCTACATCCTTTTCTTCTTCTTCTAATTCTTCCATTTCATGTTCCGAATCTTCTTCTGGTTCCTCTTCCTTATCTTCTTCTTTTTCTTGGAAATCTTGGTAGTCCATAGAAAGAACTCCCTTAACAGCCGCAGCTGGATTTGTAGTGAAGGCACAACCTAGAAAACGACAGTCGTCTCCTATAATTCTATAAACTTCTTCTCCAGTGGGAATGAAACCTGTTCCTCCCATTGAAACTAAGTATTTTGAATACTCTTCTACAGAAGCTTCGTCTTCTATTATTCTGGCTTTTCTTAAGTCTTTACTGCCCACAGCGAGCTTATAAGTATTAAAGCCAACTTCCCAACTTGTAGAGACAGTCTTGTAAGATTCGCTGTCTTCATCTTGAGATTCCATAATGAATCTTGCAAATGTTTTGTTAGATATCTTCCAAACAATAGCAGCCAAAGATATGTTAAAGGGATCATTATTTAATTCTTGTTCAGTTAAAGTTTTGTTTTCACCAAAAGTCGAAAAGCCGTAATTAGTGATAACCCCTACTATGTCTTCCCTAGAATGTTCAATATTCATGGGTTTCAATTTAATGGATTGTACTAAAATTTTAGCGCCCTCAGTTGTAATACCATCCCCATTTAAATTTATAGAATTTACAACAGCCGCATTAAAGCATGTGTACAAAAGATCTGGATTATTTTTTATAATCTCCGATTCTGGCAATAAAGATTTTAAATCATCTAACCCCATGTTGGCTTCACTTACATAAGCTCCATTCAATAAATCTTTCTTCCTAAAATCCGCCTTTACTTCAAATCTCGAAATATACTTGTACTCCATAGATGTATTTTACACTCAAAAACTAGGAAACGAAAAATTTTAATAAGTTTTCAGAAGATAGGAAGCCTTGGGTCTTCAGAGTTCCTCTACCAAACTTGTTAAATTTCCTGATATAAATACCATCTCCAGCTCTTTGAAGATTTTGATTTGTAGTTTCTCCAGACGATGTATTCCCTTCTAAAGTGACAAGCATATCGCCCTTTATATCAAGAACTATGCCTGTATGCCCAGAATCTGTTTCTCCAAATTTAGCCAACCATATGCTGCCTAAAGACGGTGTTATAGATAAAATGTTTTTAGACTTAAGTAGTCTAACATTAGTCATTACATGGGCGGTCCAGTTGTTTATAAATTTTGAAGAAGATAATTTGCAATCTTGAAGAGCCATTATAACAAAAGCCCCGACTGCGGCAGAACAATATGGCGCTCCGGGTGTCCAACCTTCTATTTCTCTCATGTAAGAAGATAATTTTAAAGACTGTTCTTTTTGTATACCCTTTATATCAGGATCATCCCATTCAGAGTTAGGTTTTATCTCAACTAAACCCTCAAACTCTTGAGATCTTTTTAATAGATTTATTATAAATTCATTAGTTAATGAGCGGTCAACAGTTGCACCTCTTTCTTCAGAAAAAGAAAAGCTATCTTTTAAAAGAGAGTCAATTGTTTTCTTTCCTATTATTCCATCTGCTTGTAGTCCTTTTAATTTTTGATATTCTATAATATATTTCTGAGTTTCAGTGGAAAACTCCCCATTAGTAGATTTTATAGGATACCCAATTCTTTTTAAAAAAAGTTGAATAAGTCTAACTTCATTTCCCGAGGACCCTAATTTTAATAACATATTATTGTTTGTTTATTCTAGAAAGTTCCATAAATATAGCCATATATTCAGGAGTTAAAATAAAGTTTTTTTCATAAGGCATTAATCCTTCTGAAATTTTAACAGCTGGAACAATTTTATTTCCAAACCTCTCTGTTAATAAAGAGTATCTTTGCGCTGCGGCTGGAGTTATTAAAAAACCAACATTATCAATATATGTAATCAAGCCCGAGTTCTGAGATTGATTATCCCAGCTGGCTTGAGATTCTTTTATAGGGGGAGGAACTATAGTAACCGATTCGTCTTTAATTTTGCAGGAACTCAAAATTAGAGTCATTAAAATAAAATTTAAAGTTTTCATTTAGCTATTATTTTTCTGATTTCTTCTAAACTCATCTCTCTTTGAGCTCCAGCTGTATTAACTACGTCTGCAATAAGTTTTTCATCTTTATCTTTTTCGTTTACTTCCTGTTGATTAACTTCTCTTTCTTGAAAAACTTCTTTATTTTTTATTTCTATTTCCTGTTTTTTTACCTCTTTGTGGATACGGAAAATAGATAATAATTCAGATATTGCTTTGAATATATATTCCATAATTTTTTTCCAGTTCATTCTATTAAGTATTTGTTAGAGGCTATTTTGCAACCAGCCGAGATTTTATTTAATGCTGTAAGTAAAATTCTAGCTTTCGTATTGGCTTCTAATTGATTAGTTTGACTATAAAAATCTGCGTACAAAAGAATTATATTCACGGCAAAATCATTCAAAGAAGAACCCTCGGGAACATATCTCGATATAATAGCTGCAAATGATTCTGGTGTAATATCATCTTCGACTGTAAGATTCTCTATTGTAAAAGATATATCATAAATAACTCGGGCAATTTTAGCTCTTGTTTCTTCAGATTTTTCTTGAGCTAAAACAACTGATGTGATATAGCTAGAAGAAGATTTCAAATAGACAGAAGACCTAGATAGGTTATTATAAAAATCTGTTTGGTTTAAAGATGAGCAGCTAGAGCTAAAAAAAGCTACAAACAAACAAAGAAGTATTACTCTAAAATTTTTCATATTTAATTTTTTCTATTTCCTTCTCTAATGACTTTGCTGTTTTTTCTGATTCTTTTACATCTCTACTATTGCGACCTATTTGAATCATTCCAACGCCGATCAAGAATGCTAATAATTGTCTTATAGTATTCTCCCAATATTCGGGTAATGGATCTAAAATTTCAGGATAGAAAGCTAAAAAAGAACATATACCGGAAACTAATCCGGCTAACGAAGTCCTCCAACTAGATCCTAAAAGTTTTTCCATTAAGGTTTGCATAATTACAATTACACTGCTATGAAAACAAAATGCCAAAAAATTTTTCTATAGAACCGTCTATGTTTTTTATAGGCCAAGCTACTATAGAGATATCTTTATTGTCACTGTTGCTCAAAATTGCATTAAAATGGAATTCCCTTTTTTGTTCCATGCAAGATAACCATTCTTCTTTAGCTTCTTTTCTCATTTCCTTATTAATTATACCTAACCATCCATCTCCTATAGCTTGATCTAAATTAAACTCTGTAATATCTGTCCATTTTTTACTAACAAAAGTATATTCTCCTTTGTTACTAGTTTCAAAATAAGCAACTCCCAAGCAGGAAGATATTAGTCTTATTTTCTGTTCTGTATGGATTAAACTATTTTCCATCCTATTTAAAACGTCTCTTAAAGAACTTCCTCCGTTAGGTTTGAATTCAGAAGTAACTCTTTTAAGCTCTGGTATTAAATCTAAAAATTCAGTAACAGACTTGTTCGCTGCTTTTATGCTTTTATAAAAACTTTTTAAGAATTTGAAAAGTCCAAAAATAAAAACAGATATACCAAGCAATGCAGCTATAACTTCTTCCCAATGAACAAGACTATTATCGAAGTTTTCAAAAAAAGATAGAAACATAATAAATATTACACTGATGTAGAGTTTTTAAGAAACAAAAAATTGAATATACTGTATGTATATATAAATGTTATTATTCTGTGGTAATAAAATACTTAGACATGCGGGAACATTATCAGCTATAATGGTTTCTGTAGGAGATAGAATTGATGAAGAGTGTTATGATGTATTATTCAACGATGGAACGAATGCTATTCTACCTAAAGGAATTAAAATAAGTCTTATTGAACATAAACATCTCCAAATAGATAGAGAAAGAGAAGACTGCTCGTATGGTACAAGGTCCAAATTCAGGTTAAAAAAAGTAATTCCCGAATTTACTAAAACTAATAAAGATGCTTACTTTATAGGATTTTGCATATGCTTACCTATAAAAAATGGAGAAATACAAACTAAAAAGAAATCAATAATAGATATAAATTCTGTTCCTAATCAATACTTTAACATGGACGTGAAAAGTATGCCCAATGATTATTTTAAGATAATCGCCGCAGAAGGATATCCTAATCTCATTAAATTAGAACTCAAAAGAATAAGAAATTTTACTAAGTTAAGAGATAGATTTATTCCAGATGAGTATTTGTTCTCCTCTATCGAAGATAGAATTTCATTGATACGCGGGTGCATGGATGCCTGCGGAAGATTTTGTAAAAGCGAGACGACATTTGAAACATCCTCTAGACAACTTGCCAAAGACTTTTCTTTTTTGATTAAATCAATAGGTGGCTTCTGTAAAATAAGATCTAAGCAATCAAAAAGAGAATATTATATTTTGTCAATTAGTTTCAATAATGATTTTAACCCTTTCTTAACAAAGGCTAATACTTTCCGCCCGAGTAAAAACCCTAGAGTAAGATCTATTATAAAAATAGAAAAAGCGGGAGTTTTACCATGCTTGGAAACCCCGCTCGATTCTGTCATTTTAGAAAATCTTGTAGAAGTTAGCTAACTATACTCTCTTTATTTCTTTCTTGATATTGTTCTACTTTACTGACCACGAATTGCACGAAAGGACTTCTTACAATCTGAGAACTATCTAGTTTAAAGTATCTAAACCCGTGATCTTTAGACTCTTCATCCCCGAATATTTCGATAAACTTTCTAAATCCAGATAGTTTACCTAAATCGTTTTGGAAAACGCTATCTCCAATAACAAAAAGTTTACTATACATACTTAGTCGAGTTGCTATCGTAAAGATAGAATCAAAAGTCATGACTTGAGACTCTTCGCATATAACAGCAGAGTTATGAAAATTATAAGATCTTAACATTGAAGTTGGATAACATTTTATCCTTTCTTGTTCACCTAATCTTTTAATATCATTACCCGGAATGATTTCAGATAGAGTTTGATTTAAGGCCTCATTATAATAGAAGGTCTTTTCATCTAGATCCCCTTTTAGATATCCAGTTTGTCCATCTTTAGCTTGAACTAAAGATCTTAAATATACAATCTGTTTAACTATATGGAGGTCAAGAAGCATAAGAGAAGACAGAATAGTCGTCCAACTTTTTCCCGTCCCCGGCACCCCATCTATAACAACACATTTAACTTCTTTATCCAGAGCGGCTTCTATTATTTGTTTCTGAACCTCAGTTAAATCATTCCTATGCTGTATATTTAAACTGAAATTTAAATTAGGATCTTCTTTAACCTTAGAATTTTTTCTGGTTAAATCCGACAGAGCTTTTGGTTTATTTGCCATGTAATTAAATATACACTCAAATTTTGGTGTATAAAAATAAAGTTACCCCAAGAAAATTATGCCTTTACCTGATAACTTTGCACTTTTAGCTCTAAGTCCCACGATCAGGGAAAACGATGGATTCCTATTCCTACAAACAGGTCAAGCAGGTTATATAGACATAATGGTTCAATCAGCTACGGGCTTGCCAGTCAATATATTAAAAGTTGGGTCTGGCGTTCCGGTTTCTCAATATATATATGTTAATCAGAATGGTAATGATTCTACAGCTAAAAAAGAAACTATAGATTTTCCTTTTAAAACTATAGCAGCAGCTTTAAATACAGCAACTGCAAATGATACTATAGAAGTTTTTCCCGGAGTTTACAATGTGTCTGGAAATATGTATAAGGTTGGAGTTAATTATTATTTAAATAAAAATACTAATATAAATTTTGTAACAAATGGAAAACTTCATATAACAGGTTTGGATACAGGAGATTTTAATATATTTGGAAATGGAGTATTAACTCAAGATTCAGCTGCTAATGATCTATTCCATATTTCAGGTGGAAAAGTTACTTTAGAAGTCGATAGAATTCAAGCTGCTAGTTGCAATTTTCTTATAAATGAAGTCGCGAGTTCTTTGTCTTATTTAGTCATGAAAACAAAAGGGGAGGGGACTGTTGATGATGGTCACTTCTATTTTAGCACTTTAAACATAAAAAACTCTACTACAAAATTTGAAGGGATAAAGTTTAAAGGAACTTCTATATCCGTTCAAGCAAATTCTACCAAAGATATTGAATTCGAAGACTGTTTATTCGATGGGACAGATTCTTCTCCTAGCAATCCTATTTACAGATTAACAGGTAAATATAATTTAACTAATTGTTCTTTCACAAACTCCTTCCCACATTTTACAGCTCTCGGTAAATCAAGAATCAGAAATACTATATTCAATGGGGGGATAGTAGTCTCAGGATCTAACTATTTCGACTCTTGTGTTTTTGATACTAAAGCTTCTACCCTGTATCCCAACTCGTCTTTAATAACTTGTTTAGGCGGAAACTCTTTATTCTCAAATTGTTACGTTAATAATTTTAATAATAACACTAATGTATTCTATACATTCAGGGCATCAGGATCAGCTTCTGGAGCTTCAGACTTTAACATAAATGGGACATTCTCATCTTTTGATCCAGTTTTTTCAGGAACTGTTATTAAATTCGGTACGTTCATTTATGACGTAAATTTAAAATAGACACAATTATTTTAATAATCTGTATAAACTTAACACAATAGGAAAAAAATGCCAAATATTTATTGCCCATCGTGCGGAAGCGGAATTAAATTCCTCTACGAAAAACCAAAATCTTGCAGTAATTGTAAATTTGTTTTCGCCGTACCTATTAAATTAGAAGAAGAAAAAGATTATAATGAAAGTGTATCTTTCAAAAAACTTCCAAAAAATAAAATTTCTCTTAAAGATATAAAAATAACAATAGAAAAAATTACGCCTATTAAATTAAGTTCTGTCTTGGGTTCTGATCCTAACAACGAATCTTTCAAAAGGAAGGGTTTAACAAAGGAAGAATTCAGACAACAGGTATTTAAGTCAGGGCCAATTTCCCTAGATGATGATCAAATTTGAAGATAAAATAAAATGTATAGACTCACTTATACAAAAAAATAGAGGCAGATGGCGTCTATCTGATATATGCGGTTTTGGATTTGAGGATTTAGCCCAAACAATAAGACTTCATATTTATAACAAGTGGGCTCAATGGGATCAGGAAAGACCATTCGAATACTGGTGTAATAAGATAATAATAAACCAGATAAAGAACACAGTAAGAGATAGATATTCAAGAGATGCCCCTCCTTGCTTCAGCTGCCCATTCGATAGAGGTTCAGATTTATGTGGTTATACTAAGAGCGGAGTAAAATGTGATCAGTGCCCGTCTTTCTGCAAGTGGGCAAAAAAGAAACAAAATAAATTCTTACTAAAAACAGCTCTTTCAATTGATAGTGAGAATTTCAAAGAAACTCAAGATTTTTCTGATCCAATATCTTCTATAAAACTTGAATCCTCTGTTATAAAATTCCATAAGTTTATTTGTCAATTCCTTAATCCTAAAATGGTAAATTTTTATGGATTAATATATATAGAGAATTTAAAAGACGAACAAGTAATAGAAAGACTCAAAAATATAAATGGAAAGGGCATAACTAAAAGACAGCTTATAACTATAAGAAAGAATTTGCAGATTATAGCTAAGAAAAAAATAAGCGAATTCGATCCCGAAGAATGAACACTTCAATAAGAACAAACCTAACTGAAAAATTAGGTAAAAAAATAGATAGAAAGAACATAAACTTATGTGATAAAATAATTTGTCAGCATAAATATGAATTAGATTTAAATCAGCAGGACTATCTAAATGATAATAAGAACTGTAAAGAAAGTAATATCCTATCTCTCGCACAAGAGGTTTATAAGAATTCGAAGCTCATAGAGCAGACAGAGGAGTTCAAGAATGTAAGGAAATTTTTACAAAAATTATGGAGAGGCGGAGAGTATGATAATTATACAGATGAGCAATTAGATTTTCTTTTCGAAAATGCGGAACATTTAACTCCTAAAGAAATAGCCAAAACTCTGTTTCCCGATAAAGAATATATAGTCTCTTTAAGAACTATTACATCCTTATTAGATGCGGCAGGTTTTAGAGAAGTTAAAGATGACGAAAAAATAGAAAGAACGAATGCTAGATATAACTCTCCTAGAACAGATTTGCAAGTTATGAATCTCATAAATAGATCAGATCATTCTGCGAAGTATGATTCTGATAAAATGGATATGAGGAAAAAAGATTCTATTGCTGCTGTGAAAAAATTCTTATCAGCTCCTAGATTCGTCGAAATGATTTCTATGATTACGAATGTAAAACATAGAGAAGTTTTTGAAACAGAATTCGTAAAGGCTGTTTATAATAAACCGGATTTAAATTCAGACGAAGTTAATCTTTATATAGGACTAGCTTTAGAATATGTAACTTTAATCGAGATAAGACAGCAGATAACAATCCTAAATGATAGATTAACAGAGTCTATGTCAGATGATGAAGAGGGCAGAAAATTTACGATGTCTTTATCAGAAGCTTTAAAAGATAAGACAGCAGCTTATAATCATTGCCTAGAAAGAACTCTTAAAATGACACGCTCTTTGAGTGGAGATAGAATTAAGAAGCTAGAAAAACAAGCTTTGGCTAATCAGAGTTTAGCTCAGTTCATTGAACTTGTTCAAGATGAGAAAGAAAGAAGAAGGATGATACTAATCGCTAAAGCAGAAGAGTTCAAAGTCAAAGAAAAAATACAAGAGTTAGAAAACTTTTCAGAGCTTTTTGTTGAAGTTTACGGTGTCGGCAAAGAGGAGGTATTCTCTCTTTAATGAAATGTCTAGAATGTTTATCTGATTTTTCTAGTGAAAAGGGATTACATTTACATGTTTCCAAGAAGCATAAATTCTCTTTGCAGGAATATTACAGTAAACATTTTCCTAGATTCGACAAATTCTCTAATGAACCAATAAAGTTTAAAAATTTTGAAGAGTATTTTTTAACTGATTTCAATTCAAAAGAAAACTTAGCTAATTGGTGTTTCAAAGAAGAGAAAACTATTGTAAGAGATTACATTTGTAAGCTTTTTAAAGCAAGATGCAATAAGAAAAAAACGCTTTTCGTTCCATCTAATATAGAATTGAAAAGTTTATTCTTGCCATCTTGGCAGGGTCTTGTTAAAATCTTTGATACTAAAGAAAATATAATAAAGGCATTAACGAAGCAAGGGCTTAGATTCAAATATGATTATATATCTACTCCCACATTTAGTGATATAGAACCAGAGATTTTAATAGACACTAGAGAACAAAACCCATTAGAGTTTAAAGATTCTAAAAAAATGAAATTGAGTTGTGGTGATTATGGAACATCGGGGCCTTTATTTTCTGATGTTTTTGTGGAGAGAAAAAGCTTAGAAGATTTGATATCAACTTTAGTTTCCGGGGCCGAAAGATTCGATAGAGAAATATCAAGAGCTGAAGATCTCGGTTACTATCTAGTAGTTTTAATAGAGAATAAATTTCAGAATGCTTTAAACTATAGTCCAGAAAAAAGTTTCAGTAAATATATAAATGGAAAGTTTGTTTTCCATAAGATTAGAGAAATTTACGCAAAGTACAATAATATACAATTTATCTTTTCTGATTCTAGAGAAAACTCTAAATATATAATGATAAAGATTTTTCAGATGAAAGAAAGTGTAAAGAAATTCGATTTAGAATTTTTGAAAGATTTTAACCAGATATAAACATGTGGAACGAAGGTGCTCATCCTACCCCTTTTAGGAAATCGACTAATGATGAACTTGATAAAGTCAAAGGGATACTTTCTGAGGCGGAAGCTCAACAATGGTTCGCTAGATATTGTTTAGCTAATCCCGCATTCATGGTTTATCTTTTGACTAGAGTCAAGCTAGATCCTGTACAAGATCTAATGTTAAGATCCTTTATTTTAAAAGATTATTGCCTTGTTGTAGCTGGGCGGGGATTTTCAAAATCTTTCGTAATTTCTTTATTCTGTATAATATATGCTCTAGGCAATCCCGGCGTTAAAATAGGTATAGCCTCGGGAACATTTCGTCAGTCTAAATCTATAATGAAGCAGATTGATAGCTTCGCTTCTCATCCTAAGAACGGAACCTTTTTAAGATCCTGCATAACAAAACAATTATCAAAATCAAGTGACGCTTGGTCAATGGAAATTGGTTATTCGTCTATAACAGCTATCCCTCTAGGTAAAGTTAGAGGTTACAGATTCAATGTTCTTATTGTTGACGAGCTTTTAGTAGTGAGTAAAGAAATCATAGATTCGATTCTTAAGCCGTTCTTGATGGTTAGACAAGATGGCCCTCAGCACGAAGAAATCACAAACGCTCAAAAACTTTTAGTTGCAAATGGAGTTTTAAACCCAGAAGATGTACAACAGTTTTCATCTAACAATAAAATTATTGGTTTATCTTCTGCAAGTTACAAATTTGAATCTCTTTATAGAGATAATTATGTGCCTTATGTAAAAACAATTCTAGACCCAGAAGCTGAGAATGTTAATCATTGCGTTTTCAGAATGTCTTACAGAGCTGCCCCTAAAGGCTTCATGGAAGAATCGGCTATTGAAGACATGAGAAGAACAATGTCTAAGTCCATGTTCGACAGAGAGTTAGAAGCTATATTCGGAGATGATACAGGTGGTTATTTTTCAGCTCAAGCTATCGAAGAAGCAAGTGTAAAACTCGGAGAATATCCTACCGTAAAAATAGTCGGAGATCTAGATAAAAAATACATATTATCAATAGATCCTAACTATAATAATTCTGAAACCTCAGATGACTTTGCAATGGCTGTTCTCGAACTCAATGAAGAGGATGAGTCAGCAACTCTTGTTCATGCTTACGCTTTGCCGAATAGTACCAATGAGAAAAGATGTTTATATTTGAAATACCTTCTTGAAAAGTTCAATGTAGTATACATGATTATAGATAATAGCGGAGGTCCTGCATTCTTGCAGATTGGAAAAGAATTCAAATTGATGCCCAGAGAGTTACATCTTTTTGATCACGATTTCTTGAATTATAATTCCAATGAAGGCATCTTATATTCTAAAAATAATTATGTTCCAAAAGATGGTAAGATAGTTCACTCTCAAGCTTTCGGCGTTGGAGGATGGTTAAGGTTTGCAAATGAAAACTTGCAATGGATGATAGAAAAGAAAAAAATAAGATTTGCCGCTCCAGTATTTAACGATTCAGACTTTCAAAAAGCTATAAATGAAAAATTTCCTATAGAAGATTTACATTATTCTAAGACTCAAGATATTAGTAAAGAAGAAACCAAAGAGATAGCTAAAAATGTTCAAGAGGAAATGAAAGTAGATTTTGTAGAGCATCTAGGAGATGTTATAAATCTAACTAAAAGGGAATGTTCCCTTATAGAAGTCTCCACTAGCCCAAATGGCAATCAACAGTTTGATTTGCCAGCTACAATGAAAAGAGATAGCAATCCTCATAAAGCCCGAAGGGACTCTTACACTGCTCTTCTATTGGGAAGCTGGGGTGTTAAATGTTATTTTGATATGAATAGAGAACAAGAGGTAAATAAATCTTTTGAATTCGTTCCAAGGATGTTTAGATAAATTTTAAGGTTAAAATTAATTTAGTAAGAATTTTTAAGGTTTAAAAGTGTATAGTAGTGTATGGCTCGTAAACCCAAAAGCAACGCTGTAGTTGTAAACTCAGACCCTTTCACTCCAAAGTTCATTTCAGAATCAGCAAGAGACTTAAGAAATAGGGGTACAAATTCTTTCCAGAACCCGTTATCAGGACTTTCAGGGGAAATAGAAAATATTAACAAAGGTGTATCACCTTTCTCAAGAGATAACTCAGGAACTCTAAGTGCTCAACAAGCTATTATCTTGTGTCAAAAAGCTTATTGGAATGTTGCCATATTTAGAAATACTATTGATATTCAAACAGAGTTTGCTAATTCGAAATTACACTTCAGAGGCAAAAATAAAAGATCTGTTAAATTTTACGAGGAATGGTATAAGAAAATAAATGGTTGGTCTTTATCAGAAAGATTTTTTAGAGAATGGTTTAGATCTGGAAATGTTTTTATTTATAAATTCCTGTATAATGTTACGAGTCCTGAAATAAATAAAATGTCTAGAGCTCAAGCTCAGAAAAAAATCCCTTTACGATATACTATTTTAAATCCAGCCGATATGAGAGCTGAGGGGTCAGCAACTTTTGTGAATTTTAATTATTATAAGTTATTGAATACCTACGAGTTAGCTAGACTAAAAACTCCCAAAACAGAAGATGAGAAAAGATTCATGGATTCATTACCTGTTAATATTAGAGAACAAATCAAAAGAGGAGAGTTGCCTGAGATCCCTATAGACACAGAATATCTAACAGCTATATTTTGTGGCAAGCAAGATTATGAAGCTTTGTCTGTGCCAATGTACTATCCTGTTCTTTTTGATATTGATTTAAAGCTAGAGTTCAAGAAGATGGAAAAAGTTATAGCCAGAACCGCTGACTATATGATCCTTTTGATTACAGCTGGTGATAAAGATAGAGATCCTAATACAAATTCAAGAATACTAGCTGCTTTACAAGATTTGTTCGAGATGGAAAGCGTAGGCAGAGTACTAGTGTCTGATTATTCTACTAAAGCAGAATTCATTTTACCAGATTTAAATAAAATCTTGGGACCAGATAAGTATCAAGTAGTTAATCAGGATATTGCTAACGGTTTGATGAATATATTCTGGGGAGATGAGAAGTATGCCAATTCAATGGTAAAAATAAAAGTCTTTCTAGAGAGATTGAATTCAGCTAGACAGGCATTCTTGAATAATTTCTTAATTCCTGAAATGGAGATGATTGCTAATGAACTAGGATTCACTGAAATACCTGAGCCCGTTTTTGATCAAGTAGATTTAAAAGAAGAAATCGAATATATGAAGGTTTATACAAGACTTGCTGAAATTGGCATGTTGACACCAGAAGAACTATTCGAAACTTTAGAAACCCACAGTCTGCCTCTTCCAGAAAACTCAATTGAAGCTCACAATAAATTCAAAGAGCTTAAAGACAAGGGTCTTTATGAGCCAATCATTGGCGGACAGAAAAAAGAGGGAGGCACAGGCCAACCAGCGGGAAGACCAGCAGGAACAAAGGCTCCTCAAACTACTAAAAAGGTTTCACCAATAGGCGCATCTAAATTCAGTTTGCAAAAAATCTCTGAGAATATTAGATTGATTAATGATCTGTCAGAAGCTGTAGAATCGAACTATAGGAAAATGAACAGTATCAAAAGACTCAGTTCCAAGCAGAAAGATTTATGCTGGCATGTAACGGAGTCTATTATCGCCTCTAAAAATGTAAACGATTGGCAATCGGATATTCCTGATTGGATTAAAAATCCCACTATAGTACCGAACGAGGAGACTCTAGAGATCGCAACGGAACACAACGTCTCTATATTCTTGGCTGGACTACTCAAGGAGTCAAAAATTTAGAAAATGAAGAAAAAAGCTTGACTTTCAAAAAAGTGCCGCTACTATAGAAGGACCGCCATACTTCGGCGGCCAAAAACATCAAAATGAAAAATCTAAATAATCCAGAACAAGTAAAACCAGACAATATTATTAATATGGATGAATTCGACATGGAAGATAAAATGTATGTTGAGTTCTTGGAAAAGCAACTCGCGCAATCTATCGTGGAAATGGAAAAGAAGGATAGTGCAATCTCCGCTTTTATAGACTTACTCTCTTTTGTCAAAGAAAATATTGGGGATACTGCGGATTATCCGATTCGGGTCACAGATGATTATTCTATTGCTTCTTTCTCTGAAAAACTTGATATATGCTTGATTAAAGTTGCTGAAGCTGAGAACAAAAATTCAGAACATTACGAATTAGATCCGATTTTCTAGATCTAGGAAAGTTATACATTAAACCTGATTGAAAAATGAGCGGCAAAGACTGTAGTAATAATAGTGAAAAATCAAAGCGTTATGATTACTGGGGTCAAGTAGTAGAAACTTTAGTTAATAAATACAAAGCTTTGAATAAAGCTTGTGAAGCCGCAAGTAAATCAGGTACACTTGATCCGAATGGCCCATTATTTGAGGCCATTTGGTCAAGTTTTGAAAGTTTTTTAAATATACTAGATCAAGAAGGATGGATCTCATGGTATATTTACGATAATGAATGTGGAAAGAAAAAACTTAAAGCATCATATGGTAAAAGGAAACTTGTGAAAATAGACTCGAATTTAAAATTGATTGATCTAATAATAGAAACAGAGGAAAGTAAAAAATGAAAATGCCTAGTATATCTTTATGTGGTTTCTATGGTTATAAAAACTATGGAGACACTTTAATGCTTGATTGTCTCAGTTCTTTTTTAAAGTCCTCGGGCTTAAGCGTTAGTGTTTTCTCTGATAGGAAAAGTGATGAATCTTTTTCTTATAAAAAATTAGACCCTAATAGATCAGACATTATAGCTTTGGGTGGTGGGGGAATTATTACACAAAATTTCTGGTATATAAAAGAGGGCTTATACAAGTCTCTGAGAGAGGATCAAAAGCTAATTTTACTGAATGTAAATCTCACTTCAGAATCAGTGCCAGTACTGGGACTTCTCAAAGATAAAATCTCTCTGGCAGTTGTGAGAGATCGTTTTTCTTATGATCTTGCTTTAAAATTTTTAATGGATGAAAGCAAAGTGATTCTGGCTTCTGATATATCTTACATTTACAATGTAAAAAAGATAGACGAAGGATATACAGATTCTATTTTCAATAAAAAAGAAAAGAAAGTTTCTGTTTGTTTAAATAGTTATATTTTTAAAGATTACTTTTCTAATGATTCTAGACAAAGAATTTACGCTGAAAAATCTCTAATAGAAATTTCTGAATTTCTAAAATGGATGAAAACATTTGACTATAGAGTACAACTTGTTCCATCTCAAGTAGATACAGAAGTAAATGATAATACTATCCATGGTATTCTAAATGGTTATATGGGCGGTGCGAATAATTGGATCTACACAAACGAGCATATAGAACAGAATCTAAAAAATTCTTCTCTGATTGTTTCCTCTAGATATCATACTACTTTATTTGCTATCAAAAATTCTATACCTTTCATTGATATAACTCATCATTCTAAAAATTCTAATTTACTTAAAGACTTAGGGTTACAAGAATTTTCAATTAATTACTGGAAAATTGGTTTAGAAGAATTAAAGAAAAAAGCTTCTGAAGCGCAGAATTCAGATCTAATATCTGAAATAAGTTCTTCTTACGGTGTATCGTCTAGAGAGAATTGGAACAAAGTCCTTGAAAAAATACATGCATTAATTTTATGAAAAAGCATCCCCACTGCTGTAAGCCTCCCGATGATCATTCATCCAAACATAAATGGATGATGGTGACTTTCTACTTAATGATTTTCAAATATAAAATAAAAAAATTCTTTGGTAAACTTTTCAAATGAAAGTTGCTTTCATAGGTAACATAAATTCTAAGTGTGGAGTAGCAGTTTATAACGAATTGCTATTCAATGCTTTAAAAGAATTTACAGAAATTAAATTTTTCTCCGAAAGAAATGGAGAAGAAGATAATAAAGATATTAGTTACTGTTGGGATAGAGAAGAGTTCCCAAAGTTATCTCTTATAGAAAAAATAGATGAGTTTAAGCCGAATGTAATATTATTTAGTCATGAATACGGTATATTTCCTAAAGCTTATTTTTTCACATCTTTAGTATCTTATTTCAAATTAAAAAAATATAAAGTAGTAACAATATTCCACTCTGTATACGAAAATCATCAGGATAAATTAGTAACAGAGTCTATTTGCAAAAACGTAGTAGTCCATACAGACGAAGCTAAAAGGGCTCTAGTCAGAAAAGGTCTAAACGAAGAGGATATCAGTATAGTTCCTCATGGATGCTCATTCGCAAATGAAGAAGAATCTATTCTTCCTAGATTGTGGAACCATAATGGAAATGAACATGTAGTTTTACAAGCAGGATTCCTTTTTTATTATAAATCCCATTTGCATATGCTGGATGTGATCTATGAGCTTAAAAAGAAATACGAAAATGTGCTGTACATAATAGTGGGTTCAGAAAATCCACTATGTAAATCGGAGCATGACAAATTATATAAAGAGATTTGCGATAAAGTAGAAAAATTAGGATTGACGCATAACGTAGTCATAGACAGAGGTTTCGTTTCTAAAAATGTTCTAATGTCTTATATCAGAACTAGTTACGTATGTGTATTGCCTTATAAACCAGATCCAGAATTTGACGTTTTTGCGGCGAGTGGTATGGCGAGAATAGTTTTGCAAACATCGACGCCGCTATTAACATCAAAAGCAAATTTATTTAACAATATGGATGATGTGGCCATCAAGTGTGACACTACTGATACTTGGGTTAAATCTATTTCTGACATCTTTGATAAAAATTACGACGAGAATAAAATGATTGAAAGTAGAAAGACTTTCTTAAAAGAAAATTCTTGGGAAAACTGCTCTAAAAAACTGATAGATATATTTAATATAGCTAAATGAAAAAATGTGGCAAATGCAAAACTTATTTGGAAGACGGCGACTTTTCGTTTCGTAAAGGTCGTTTACAAAGTTTTTGTAAGAACTGCCAGAAAGAATGCTCTAAAAAATATAGAGAGAAAAATAAAAAAAGCTGTAGAAGAAATTTGAAAGAATGGAGAGAAGAGAATAAATCAAATAGGGGATTAGATTCTCAGCAAGTATTGCAAGAAGAATTCAGATCAAAAATGAGGAGGATGCTAAAAAGAAAGAATGATAAAGTCGAAGACTCTTTACTGAAATATTCTTCTGAAGAATTAAAATCTTTTTTGATAAAAACATTTGACACTTTGCCTAAAGAGGGTATATTCTTATCATATAAAAAACCTTTAAAAGAATTTAATTTATCTTTAGAAGAAGAGTGGAGAAAAGCGGGGTCTTTTGAAAATTTGATTTTGAAATTCAAAGAAACTTGATAGAAATCAAAAATGAATATAGAATTAGAAGAAATAATAGTCAAAAAGTACCCAGAAATATGCTGTGGCTATAAAGAAGACTATCCTACAAACTGTTTCCAATATGGATTCGAATTTGGTGACGGATGGTTTGATCTTATAGATGAAACATTGTCAAAGCTAGACGATATATGCAAAAACACAGGAATAAAAATCAAAATAGGTCAAGCTAAATCGAAGTTCTCGGAACTCAGACTTCACATAGATATTTTACCCGGCCAAAGAGGCGCTAAAATACAACAAGCAATTTCCCAAATAGAAAACATTGTCCAGCAATCAGAAATAAAATCAAAAACAATAAAAGAATGAATCAAGAAATAACAAACATAGAAGACGAAGATCTTCGCCTAAAACTAGAGCAGCTAGAAAAGTATAAATACGAAATCAGAAAGCTAAGTGAAGAACAAGATTCGATATACGAAAAAGTTGTAGCATTATTTGTTAATGGAGATAATGATTTCGCTTTTGATTATGTCTTTAATCAAAGTAGCGAAGATTCAGAAGGAAATTGTGATTACGCTGTATTCCTAACTGATAGTATGATAAAGAAATTAAAAGAAAAATGAAAAAGATAACGCAAGAGAAATTAACTCAAACCACTGATTGGATTGAGTATTCTAAAAAATTTGTCGGAGATAGCAATTATAATATGCCTACTAAGAACTGGATTAAACTTGAGTTTAGTCCTTTCTTCATGGGTATACTAAAAAATCTAAGTCTCCCTTATTCTTTTAAATTCGATTGTGATGACTACGCCTCTCTATATAGAGTACTCGCTCAAATTTGCCACAAGAAAAGCGAAGGGAATGGAGAGGGAATTGCAGTTGCAGAAATTATGTATAAGCCGAATTGGGCAGACGGCTTAAATCATGCCATCAACGCCGCTTACACTGATGAAGGTTGGGTCTTCATTGAGCCTCAAGGCGGACAAATAATTAAACTAACCGAAGAAGAGATAAATTCTATATACTATGTACGTTTATAAATCTATTTTAATTTTATTCGTAATGCTATCTAGTGGGTGTATTTCTTTAGACCAAACTTCAACTACAAATGAACCAATTGTAATTATGAAGTCTGGGACTCTAAAGCAAGATTTCCCAAAGGTAGATTATGTTCAATAAAATAAAAACAATCCTTTCTATTCTAAGTTGCGATTGCTATGTGATACCCAAAAAACAAATGGGTATTTGGCTCTATGATTTGGAAAATCTAAAAAAAAGAGTTGATACTTGCAGTAGCAAAAATGTGTGCTATATTCTAATGGGAAGGATAGATTCTCTATCAAACATCACAAGATATATCTTAACTTTTAATCATAAGAAGTAATGGCTCAAATGGTTCTAAATCACAATGTTGATAACCTGAAATGTTTAGTGAGAGTCTCTCACTTGACTCATAATCCAGAAGACCATGACAAATACCATAATGCTTACATATTTGGTATTCAATCTATATCAGGGAAAATCTTAACATTCCATATCATGACTGATTACGGCATGATGAGAAGTAGAGTCCCTATTAGCGAGATATTCCTATCTGAACCAACTAATGATATTCCTTTCCATTTTAAACAATTGTGGGATTGCTTTAGTGAAAACGTATCTGTAATTACCTACGAATATCTATATGAAAAAAGATGTGAAGTATTACTAAAAGATGGATCTAAAATTTGGGCAACTTATCTGTTTACAGTAGATTGGTATAGTAATGCATATTCAGATGAACCTTCTGATTATAAGTGCGGTCATATTTTAGTAGCAGACGACGGCTATTTGTTATGCCAACCAAATAATAGAATATTCTGGAGAGATTCTAACTGGGTTACAAAACCTTTCCCATTCAAAACAAAAAGCATAAAAGTCGATAATAATTTACCTTCTGTAGAAACAGTCTCTGATAAATGGGTCACTGAAGATACTGATTCTTATTATTACGATATAACTAAAAAAGTATAATGCTACTAGTCGAAACATACTTGTTCGAATCGGTTGGTAGAGGTTTAGGTTTATTTTCCAAAAAATTTATTCCAAAAGGTACTTTAATTTGGCAATTTGCGGAAGGTCTTGATATAAAAATTCATAAAGATAAATGTGAATTGTTAAATAGTGTTCAAAAGAAGTTTGTAGATACTTATTTCTGGAGAGAAGGTGATTATTTATATTCTTCTTGTGATCATTCTATTTTTCAAAATCATAGTGACAATCCTAATTGCGTAGAATTAGATGAAGACAAAATAATAGCGGCAAAAGATATTCATCCTGATGAAGAAATATTAACTTGCTATCAGAGTTTCGATGATGATTTTGAGAGTTATCAAAATCTACTAATAGATTAGAAAATATGATTTTAGTAATATCCGATATACATTTAGGTAGCCCAATATGTCAGTCTGATTTGACTCTGAAGATTCTAAAAAGGAATGATTATGATTCTTTGATATTATGCGGTGATTTGCTAGATAGCTATCATATGCATAGACTTTGCAAAAAACAATGGAACATCTTATCTGAATTAAGAAAAATTTCCAAAAAGAAACCTTGCGTTTTTATAAAAGGGAATCATGACAGAGATGCTGAAACTATATCCTCCCTTCTAGGCCTAGAATTCGTTGAAGAATATTCTCAGGTTGTTAATAACAAACGTATTCTTTTCGCCCATGGTGACAAATGGGATAGCTTCACTAATAGTAAACCAATGATAACTGAAATAGCATCTAAGGTTTACTACGTGTTGCAAAAACTAGACAAGAATCAAAAGCTAACTAGAAAGCTTAAAAGAACTATAAAAACTTGGCATGGCGCAGCTCATGAGCTTACAGTAAAGATTGCTAAATATTGTTCTGATAATAAATACGACGCGGTTTGCTTTGGTCATACCCATGTTCCTAAGCATTCTTTTATAGATGGTATAGAGTGCGTTAATTTAGGCTCTCAGTGCGAATTACCTGTCACATATGCTATGATACAGAACGATGGGACGATCAGTATTGAGAAATTAGAATAAATAGTTTTTAGTAAAAAAAAACGGTTGTATTTCAATAAATAGATGTAGTATAAAGTAGATACTATGTCTATTAAAAATATTAAGTTTGGTAAATTTTCTCTATTTACTGCTCGCTGTAGTTATAGCACTCTAGGATATTCATTTGTTAATGATTCTTGGTTTTTATATTTTTCAATAAGAATACTTTTCTTCGAATTCGGTGTAGAGTATGATAAGGATCATATCAAAAAAGATAAAAAAAGATTCTTCAGTAGAAAAGATTTAACCCTATTCTAAATATGAATAAAGATAGAAATTCGAAAGATCTAGTTAGAGACGAAGTAATTTCTCAACTTAGAAATGAAAAATCTAATCTCTTAAAAGAAGTCAAGAAGTTAAGATTAGAACTAGATTTACTGAAAATAGCATTCTCCGAATCTCATACAGGATTCACCCACCGAATACATTGAAATGAAAAAAATACTACTGCTGCTACTGTCATCCTCCAGCCTGCTATTGGCAAAACCAGTAGTAATATGGGATGATCCAAATCCTCCTTCAGCTAATATAGTATCTTATATAATATACGAGCAAGTCACCAGCTTAACTGGCACTACATATAAAGCTATATCGAAAGTATCGGGGAGTAGGGTATTTAATTTACCCACATCGAATACTACAAAAACATATACCGTGTCAGCCGTTAGCGCAGAAGGTTTGCAAAGTCCGATGAGCGAACCATTGACAATTTATGCTCCAATGGCCTTGAAAAATTTAAGACTTCAGGAAGTAAAGTAGAAAACTTAAACTCGGTTGCGAGGTATAAATGGGTATGCACCATTTGACCTTGACGATGATTGTCAAAAATGAATCATCAAATATAGAGAGATGCCTGTCATCCGTCGCGGCTTATATAGATTACTATATTATATGTGATACAGGATCTACCGACGATACAAAAGAAAAGATTGTTAATTTTTTTGATTTAAAAGGCATCAAGGGAGAGGTTCATGATCACAAGTGGGAAGACTTTGGAACCAATAGAACTAAAGCTCTAGAGTTGACATATGGCAAAACTAAGTGGGCTCTGATGATAGATGCAGACGATAGTATTTCGGGTAAACTGCCAGTAGAAAAATTATCAGAAGAATTCGACGCCTATAATGTCATACTATCAAAAGAATCTTTTAGATGGTACAGAACTCAAATATTCAATATATCAAAAAAAGAATGGAAATACGTAGAACCATTGCATGAGTACCCTACATGTGAAGGCCAAGCCAAAATAGGAACATTAGAAGGCAAATATAGTTGGGATGCAAGGGCCGAAGGATGTAGAGCAAAAGAAAGCGCCACAGCTCAAGAGAAATATACAAAGGATTACTGGACATTAAAGTCCTACCTCAAGAAAGATCCTAAACAGCCTAGGAAACAATTCTATGCAGCCCAATCTGCTTTCGACGGCGGGATGTTCAAAGAAGCAGAAGAAGAATATATCAAAAGAATAAATCTAGGAGATTGGATAGAAGAAATATTCTATTCATGGTTTAGAATAGGTGCCTGCCGAGAAAGACTAGGAAGACCGCTAGAACAAATTATAGATGCTTATATGATGGCCTACGAAACATGCCCCCATAGAGTAGAATCTTTAGTTAATATCTCAAGATGCTATAGAGAACATAATAGGCCTAGATCTGCCTACTTAGCTGCTATCCAAGGTGCCAATATTCCATACCCTAAAGACCTACTGTTTATCGAGGCTTCTGATTATTTGTGGCGTATACATGATGAGATAGGTGCTACAGCCTATTATATGGGCGAATGGGTAATCGGGGCTAGAGCGTGTGAGAAACTTTTGAGGGAAAATTATTTTCCACCGAATGAGAAAGAAAGGATTACCGCAAACTACAATTTATATAAAGAAGCTTTGAAGGAACAAAATAAGCTGGCAAATCGTTAAGCTGGTAAACTGTTAAGCTGCCAAATTAGAGAAAGCAATAGAAATAGAGAAAGCAATAGCGCACGCTGCTCTAATAAAACACGCCGCTCAAATAGTGCACGCTTATTATAAACAAAGATACTTGTGAAAGAAAGTATAGTAGAAATGCTTTTATGTGGGTAAGAAGTTAGTGCCACCCTACCCTATATGAGTTTCCATAGTTTCCATAATTTTCATAAATAGGGGGTTCCCCTATGGCCGCTTAAAGTATTTTTTATTTGACACGCAAATGCGCAATAACTGTTACACCATGCGCCATGTTACACCATGCGACACGTTTTTTGTCAAGTAAAAAAAAAGGACACGGGGTGAACCCGTGTCCTTTCGTATTACACCCTAGGCGACTAGTTCAAAAGTTTTTCCCCCATATTTTATGGTTTTTATGGATGAGAATTTAATGGCTTTAAAAGCCACTTGTTTCTTACCGGTGACGCCGACTTCCGCCTGTCTCTTGTTCTCTCCTTTCTTACGTAAGAAAGGGATGACCTTCTCGGCTGGTATAATATACCCACCCGAAAAGTAGAAAGAATGCATCGGTGGAGAATTGCGCCTCACGTGCGCCAAGTACAGTTCTCCCTTGTGCTCGATGATCTTCTTGGACACAAACCACTGACCCCACGGAAGCGGGGCAGACACAAACCCGTCACCTCCCTGCATTCTCACTGCGTTTTGGTAGGATGCACCCACAACTATCCTCCCCGTAGACACTTTGAGCAAGTCACTGGGCCCGCCTTTTTTAACTTCTGGCGAAGTTATTATCTTAAGTCCAACGATGAGAGCGCCCAGTTTTTCACTGAGAAGGGAAATCAATTCTGTAGATGAAATGGTGTTGTTCATAGGACTTCACTATACACCCATTCCTTGAATCACGCAAGCGAATTTTTCTAATTGTTTTCGTTTTTCTTGGCGTGCCAATGCATGTTACACCATGCACTATGTTACACCATGCGCGAGAATCTAGGGTCCATGCCACACTACCATGGCGCGCGCATTTGTCAAAAAGAAAAACGTAGGGAAAAACACTATGCGCGAGAATCTAGGGTCCATGCCACACTACCATGGCGCGCGCATTTGTCAAAAAGAAAAACGTAGGGAAAAACACTATGCGCGAGAAAAAGTGCACCATACGCTATGTTACACCATACGCTATGTTACACCATGCGGCACGTTTTTCGTCAAGTGAAAAAACACCTGATGCGCTAGTAGAGGAATCCCCTAGGCGACGGGCCCGGCTAGGGGATTCCCCTATGGCCGCTTAAAGTATTTTTTATTTGACACGCAAATGCGCAATAACTGTTACACCATTCGCCATGTTACACCATGTGCCATGTTACACCATGTGCCATGTTACACCATATGCCATTTTACACCATGCGACACGTTTTTTGTCAAGCAAAAAAAAAGAGCACGGGATACACCCGTGCTCTTTCGTATTACACCTTAGGACATCCTATACGTCTCACACTTCGGTTCTAGTATGGTATCCCATACCATATAGAGTCTACCGGGCTCCATTAGAGCCACGAAATTGTTGTTGCCAGTCCATATACTGGCGCTGATGTCGCCGGGCCGCTTGACCCTAAAATGGCCGGGCTCAAGCGCCCAGCATGAAGGATACTTGCTCCATGTACGATACATGGGACGGTTAAAAGATAGATTTGTCATAGGTCACTAGTCTAAAGCCTATCGGCCAATCACGCAAGCGAATTTTTCTAATTCTTTTCATTTTTTTTGGCGTGCCAACGCATGTTACACCATGCACCATGTTACACCATGCACCATGTTACACCATGTGCGAGAATCTAGGGTCCATGCCACACTACCATGGCGTGCGCATTTGTCAAAAAGAAAAACGTAGGGAAAAACACTATGCGCGAGAAAAAGTGCACCATACGCTATGTTACACCATACGCTATGTTACACCATGCGGCACGTTTTTCGTCAAGTGAAAAAACACCTGATGCGCTAGTAGAGGAATCCCCTAGGCGACGGGCCCGGCTAGGGGATTCCCCTATGGCCGCTTAAGGTATTTTTTATTTGACACACGAATAGGCAATTCGTGTTATACCATGCGCTATGTTACACCGTGCGGCATGTTACACCATGCCGCATGTTACACCATCCTAGTAATCCATGTGACTATCCATCATGGCGCGCATCCACGGGAGATGATGCGCGTCATCGTCAAATGGAGAATCGCAACGCATGTTGCTAAAGAAGTCATCCGTGCTTTCGCATTTATGAACGTGCTTGCCGTGCTCGCTTAGGAACCAATGGATGTCTTCATCGCACCAATCAGCTTCATCATCTAGGAAAGTGTAAACCTCGCATTGCCACAGTCTTTCGCCGTCTTCCTCAGCGAGCTCGATGGCAATAATAAGGTCTTTCTCGACTGTCCGGTCTGAGGTCAAATCCACTTGTGCCAAGTACGGGTTTTTATGGTTATTCATAGGACCTTAAGATAGCGCATGATTGCCATCCACGCAAGTGAATTTTTCTAATTGTTTTCATTTTTCTTGGCGTGCCTATGCATGTTACACCATGCACCATGTTACACCATGCACCATATTACACCATGCGGCACGTTTTTCGTCAAGTGAAAAAACACCTGATGCGCTAGTAGAGGAATCCCCTAGGCGACGGGCCCGGCTAGGGGATTCCCTTATGGTCGCTTAGGGTATTTTTTATTTGACACACGAATAGGCAATTCGTGTTATACCATGCGCTATGTTACACCGTGCGGCATGTTACACCATGCCGCACATGTTACACCATATTAGGATATCCAATATAATGTTCCGTTCAATGTCATCGACCCATCCCACCACTCATATCCAAGATACCTATTTTGGACGCGAAGAGAGCAAAAGTCTTGGCCCCTGCGGCCCACAATGCGGGTCACAGGAGAGGCGCCCCACATGGTGGGGATGGTGTATTCGCTCCGGGAAAGGTTAGGTTTCATAGAACCCCACTCTACAGCCGTTCCTTGAATCACGCAAGTGAATTTTTCTAATTGTTTTTATTTTTCTTGGCGTGCCAACGCATGTTACACCATGCACCATGTTACACCATGCACCATGTTACACCATGCGGCACGTTTTTCGTCAAGTGAAAAAACACCTGATGCGCTAGTAGAGGAATCCCCTAGGCGACGGGCCCGGCTAGGGGATTCCCTTATGGTCGCTTAGGGTTGACATTATAAATAATTAAAAGATAGTACACCATGCGGCAAAGTAGCAAAGCGCAAAAGCTAGTACACCTTGCGCAAAAGTAGTCCGCCGTACTTTTTCCGTCACCTTAAAATAAAATAAAAATAAATTCATTAGAACTTGCGTTTTTCAGGATAGGGCTTATAATATAATCGTATGAACACCACTACTCTATCTCACTCCGCTTTCCTTTCCATGCTTCAGGGAAAGCTTGGCGCTCTCATTATTGGGCTTGAAACCATCACTTCTCCTGAAGTGAAAAAGGGCGGTCCAGCCCATGTTCAAAAATACTCCAAAGGGAGGATTGTGGTCGGCGCATCCTACGCCAAAGCCGTCCGCGCACAAGGGGGGGAAGGCTTTGAGTCTTCTTCCCTTCCATGGGGGGAATGGCTGATTTCAAAGAAGGTAGTCACTCACAAGGGGGAATTTTATCTGGCCCATGTTCGCCGGAACAGTCCTCCCCTTAAATCGTTTTTCACCTCACAAGGTGAAATAATAGACAAGGCTGATATCAAGCCTTTCCTAAGAAAAGTGTACGAGAACAAGCGCCAAGCTGAAGCAGGGGTGACGGGAAAAAAGCAGGTTGATTTCAAGCTGATAAAATTCAGTTCTATAAAAACCATAAAATACGGGGGGAGAACTTTTGAACTAGTCTCATAAATTCCCCCTATCCTCCCCCCCCTACTTTCCCCATAAGGAGAGTAGGGGATAAAATTTCCATAACCGTCAGGATTTCCATAATCGCTATTAAGCGCCATAGCTCTTCGAAGTTGTAGAATAACCATAAGAGCCGTAGCGGCTGAAAGCCGCATAATCGCTATTAAGCGCTATAGCTCTTCGAAGTTGTAGAATAACCATAAGAGCCGTAGCGGCTGAAAGCCGCATATTCTCTATTACGCGCCATAGCTCTTCGAAGTTGTAGAATAACCATAAGAGCCGTAGCGGCTGAAAGCCGCATATTCTCTATTACGCGCCATAGCTCTTCGAAGTTGTAGAATAACCATAAGAGCCGTAGCGGCTGAAAGCCGCATATTCTCTATTACGCTCCATAACCCTTGGAACTTTTACAATAAGGATTTCCCCTAGTCACGCTTAAGGTGAATAAGAGAGTGACGCACTATGAACGATTACGCCACTCTCTCATTCTTTTTAACTTGCTTGACGTTTCCTTAGTTCGTCAGCAAATGTCATGCCTTGGTCCCTGTAGTAGTTCTCATTATTGGGGGCTGGCAATGTCGCCATTGCTTCCGCCGCCAAGCGGCAATCCATTACAACCCAATTGAGGCTTTCAATTGAGAGAGTCTTGGCTTTAGCTTTCCAATAAATGAAGTCTAGTGACGTGGCTTGTTTCATGACACCTCATTATAACTCATTCGTTGTAACCTGCAAATGTTTTTTTCAATTACTTTAGTTTTTTTTACCATAGCAAATCTCATGCCAAGTAAAACATTTTTTCTGTCAAGCAAAAAAAATCCCTTACACGCTAGTAGAGGAATCCCCTAGGCGGCGCCCCCGGCTAGGGGATTTCCCTATGATAGCTTAAGGTATTTTTTAGTTGACACGCAAATGAGTAATGCGTGTTACACCATGCGCCATGTTACACCGTGCGACATGTTACACCATGCCGCACATGTTACACCATACTAGGATATCCAATATAATGTGCCGTTTACTGTCATTGAGCCGTCCCACCACTCATATCCTAGATACCTATTGTTAACGCGAAGAGAGCAAAAGTCTTGGCCCCTACGGCCCACAATGCGGGTCACAGGAGAGGCACCCCACATGGTGGGGATGGAGTATTCGTTCCGGAAAAGGTTAGGTTTCATAGAACCCCACTCTACAGCCGTTCCTTGAATCACGCAAGTGAATTTTTCTAATTGTTTTCATTTTTCTTGGCGTGCCAATGCATGTTACACCATGCACTATGTTACACCATACGCTATGTTACACCATGCACCATGTTACACCATACGCCATGTTTTTCGTCAAGTAAAAAAATTCCTTACGAGCTAGTAGAGGAATCCCCTAGCCGGGGCCGCCGCCTAGGGGATTCCCTTATGATTGCTTAGGGTATTTTTTAGTTGACACGCAAATGCGCAATGCGTGTTACACCATGCCGCATGTTACACCATGCCGCATGTTACACCATGCGGCATGTTACACCTTGTTATCTGATGGTGTACATCTGTCCAAATATGGACATGGTGCCATCCCACCATTCCATGGCTATAAATATGCCACCAACATGAAGCTCGCAGTAATCTTGCCCCCGGCGGTTGACTACCCTAGTCACACGGGAAAGAGGACCCCACATGGTGGGGATAGGATGGAGTTGTGATCTGAATAGTCGTGGTATCATAGGACTTCAATATACCACATGCCTTGAGAGACGCAAGCGAATTTTTCTAATTGTTTTCATTTTTCTTGGCGTGCCTATGCATGTTACACCATGCACTATGTTACACCATACGCTATGTTACACCATGCATCATGTTACACCATACGCCATGTTTTTCGTCAAGTAAAAAAATTCCTTACGAGCTAGTAGAGGAATCCCCTAGCCGGGGCCGCCGCCTAGGGGATTACCCTATAATCGCTTAGGGTATTTTTTAGTTGACACGCGAATGCGCAATAACTGTTACACCATGCGCTATGTTACACCGTGCGGCATGTTACACCATGCCGCATGTTACACCATGCTCTTAATAATCCATTTCGACTTCGAATAGTTCGAACATCCATGGGAGACGACTCGCGCCATCATCCCATACGCTATCGCAACGCATGTTGCGAAAAAACTCGTCAGTACTTTCGTACTTGTGTATTATACCATGATGTTCCGTTAGGAACCAGTGAATTTCCTCGTCTCCCCAGTATTCTCCCACTTCGTCATCCAAGAATGTATATACTTCATCCTGAGTGACAGGATCAGAGTCTTCCATTGCCATTTGAAGCGCTATAACTATCTGCGCTTCAATCGTCTTCTCAGACGATAGGTTGATCAAGCTGAGATAAGGATGGTTACTGTTGTTTATCATCGGACCTCACTATACATCCGTTCCTTGAATCACGCAAGTGAATTTTTCTAATTGTTTTCATTTTTCTTGGCGTGCCAACGCATGTTACACCATGCACCATGTTACACCATGCACCATGTTACACCATGCGGCATGTTTTCTGTCAAGCAAAAAAATCCCTTACGCGCTAGTAGAGGAATCCCCTAGCCGAGCCCGCCGCCTAGGGGATTACCCTATAATCGCTTAGGGTATTTTTTAGTTGACACGCAAATGCGCAATGCGTGTTACACCATGCGCCATGTTACACCGTGCGACATGTTACACCATGCCGCACATGTTACACCACCCTAGGACATCCTGTATATTCGACACTCAAAGTTTGACCCTATGGTGTCCCACACCATGTACATTTTCCCGCTTTCCATCAGACCGATAAATCGGCCTTCCGCCGTCCACATGTTCAGATTTACATCTCCCGGTCTTTTGACTCTGAAATGTGGCTGGTCAATTGACCAGCAGGAGACTGTGGACGACCATGTGCGAAAAGAAGGACGGTTGGCAGTAGTTGTGTTGCTCATAGGACTTCACTATACATCCGTTCCTTGAATCACGCAAGCGAATTTTTTTAATTGTTTTCTTTTTTCTTGGCGTGCCAATGCATGTTACACCATGCACCATGTTACACCATACGCTATGTTACACCATGCACCATGTTACACCATACGCCATGTTTTTCGTCAAGTGAAAAAACACCTGATGCGCTAGTAGAGGAATCCACTAGGCGACGGGCCCGGCTAGGGGATTCCCCTATGGCCTCTTAAGGGATTCCCCTAAGTTATAAAAACCAGCATCCCTATAATCTCTATTAAGCGCTATAGCTCTTCGAAGTCGTAGAGTAGCTATAAGAGCCATAGCGGCTGAAAGCCGCATAATCGCTATTAAGCACTATAGCTCTTCGAAGTCGTAGAGTAGCTATAAGAGCCATAGCGGCTGAAAGCCGCATAATCGCTATTAAGCGCCATAGCTCTTCGAAGTCGTAGAGTAGCTATAAGAGCCATAGCGGCTGAAAGCCGCATAATCGCTATTAAGCGCCATAGCTCTTCGAAGTTGTAGAATAACCATAAGAGCCGTAGCGGCTGAAAGCCGCATAATCGCTATTAAGCGCTATAGCTCTTCGAAGTCGTAGAAAATCTATAATGAATGTTACATCATCTTAAGAGTCGTAAAACTCTTTTAGAAATTTCTCCGGAGTTTCTTTGTATTTTTTATAAATCCTGCGGTCGTCTAAGACGCATAAAATTTCCTCGTGACAGATATATTCTCTTATATCCAATAGATAATAAAAGACCTCCCACATTTGGACTTGATCATCGTCCTCATATGCCATTTGCACAACAATCTCCAAATCCGCAAAAGCTTCTTCGAGATTGTTCAAAGAACACTGCTGGAGGTAGGGGTTCTTATTGGTGTTCATCATCAGGTCACAACATACAGCCGACTCTCTAATCACGCAAGAGTTTTTTTCAATCGTTTTTGTTTTTTTTAGCGCAGTAATACATGTTACACCATGCTACATGTTATATCATGGTACCCTAACCGTTAGTAAGGGATTCCCCTACGCGGCGTCCCCGTCTAGGGGATTCCTCTATGGAACGCTAAGGGAATTTTTTAGTTGACACGCAAATGCGCAATCCGTGTTACACCATGTCATATGTTACACCATGCGACGCGCCAAGATAAATGAAATAAATCGAAAATATCCGTTGCGTCTTTCGCGGCCTGTGTTATAGTAAGGACATGAAAGAAACCCACTATCTCCTATCTGGCCTAAAACCCACAGGCGAGCACCTCGCCCTTTGGGCTTTAGAGTCCATAGTTAAGCTGTCCCGCCTCCACGGTCATCCCTTAGAAAGACCGGAAGCCACGGAGTGGCTGTCACAGTCTACAGAAAAGTCTCTTGACCGAGACTGGGTAGAATGGCGATTAGATGGCATCTTTGACTAAGGTGCTATCTCCCTCCCTTAAAAAGTTAAAAATAATCAAAAGGAACTCGACACACCCCGAGTTCTATGGTAAACTCCTATACTATGAAATCTCTACTCTTTATAGCCTTTATCTGTTTCACAGCTTTTGCTTATGGCATCTCTTCACCGAGTGTCAATGGTAAAAGGTTTGTCCCTGACTATTTTCAGATTGCGCTTGACGGCGTAAAGAGTTTTGAGGGTTTCAGAGAGAAGCCATATAAATGTCCGGCGGGAGTGCGGACTATAGGATACGGCTTTACTGGCCCTTTAGCTAAGGTTAAAAATATCAGTAAAGAAGACGCAGATCTTCTCTTGACTAAAGAGCTTCACCAATATGTCTTGACTGTTGAAGATAATGTGAAAGTCCCCTTGACCCGCAATCAGCTTTATGCACTGGCCAGTTTCACATACAACTGCGGAGAAGGAAACCTTCGCCAGCTTGTCAACGGAAAAAATAGGCTAAACTCCGGAAACTATAAATCAGTTGAGAGGTTGTTACCTAAGTATCGTAAAGGCGGCGGGAAGGTTCTGAAAGGATTGCAAAAGAGGCGGGAGTGGGAAGTTAAGCTGTGGAAAGGTGAGCTTTAAAAGTCAAGCGCCGCCTCCCCCTAAGGGGGAGTAGGGGATTCCCCTACGCGGCGTCCCCGGCTAGGGGATTCCCTTATGGTCGCTTAGGGGAATTTTTCGCTTGACCCATAAAAACGCAATAGTTGTTACACCATACGACGCGCAAAAATAAACGAAAACAATTGAAAATATCCGTTGCGTTCCTCACTGCATGTGATATAATGAAATCGTGAAACTTGACTCTCTTATCGCCCAGCTCGAAGCTCTCAAGGCCATGTACGGCCCAGACATAGAGGTCGCCTTCAAGGCGGCGTCAGAAACACAAAGTACGCCAATCACAAGCGCCGCCTTCAATTTCGAGGAGGCAACCAGAGATTGGATTATATCCCTAGCCTCGGAGGTCGAAGAGGATGAATGCGACTATTCCGGCGAATGGGACGAAGCAGAAAACGACTACGAGAGGAGAATGGAGGGATGGATGGACTCCAGAGGGGAGGAGTAGTCAAGGGAAAAAATCTAAGAACCCCCCTAAGAGGGGGTAGGGGATTCCCCTACGCGGCGTCCCCGGCTAGGGGATTCCCCTATGGTACGATAAGGGAATTTTTTAGTTGACTCTCAAATGCGCAATACATGTTACACCATGCGGCGAGCCAAGATATATGAAATAAATCGAAAATATCCGTTGCATTTTTTCCTCCCTGTGATATACTGATTACATGAGTTTACCACATCTTAAGTATATACATTTATCACGATTCGATAAATTGGACTTCTTGATTAACAATTGCGGCGAAGGTTTTGTTAAAGAGTGCACTCTCTTGACCGAATTAGTCGGGTACATGTCTGACTCCGACTTTTCTGATTTCTTTGATAAAATCTGCCGTGAGTGGGGTATTGAGGTATCAGAAGAAATCTGCTGGGATTGGGAGACTGAAGGAGTCTAAGGGGAGACGATTAGAAAGTCAAGAAAACAACTCCCCTAAGGGGGAGTAGGGGATTCCCCTACGCGGCGTCCCCGGCTAGGGGATTCCCCTATGGTACGATAAGGGAATTTTTAGTTGACTCATAAATGCGCAATGCGTGTTACACCATCCCACGACAAAAAAAAGAAAAAGAATTGAAAATATCCGTTGCTTTCCTGAAACGCTGGACTATAGTCAAGACATGACTCTTCAATCACCACCCGCTATCATCAAAGTTCCTTCCAACGTCTTGGCCGATGCCATGATCAACCGCTACTTCATCGCTGGCTTCCTGAACTGTTCAGAAGAGCAAATCTCTGACTGGGATATCAACTGGGAGAAAGGACACCTTTCTGTCACCTTTATCCCTGAATCCGATTTTTGGGGAGACTCTCTCAGGGAGTACCTCAACATAGAGTTCCAGCTTTTCGGAGAGGACATAGAAGGAAACGTCTGGGAGTTTCCCAACTCAGACAGAGTTCTAGAGTGGTTCTCTCTAGAGAAGAAAGGCCCCATGGGATCATGGAACGCGGGAGTAGCGGCTCACAAAGACAGCATGGAATGGGTGTGCTGGATGATAGCAAATAGCAAGGACGGCCTACTGAAAGATATGTAAAGTTGTTACACCAAGCAAGTCAAATAAAAAACTCCCCTAAGGGGGAGTAGGGGATTCCCCTACGCGGCGTCCCCGGCTAGGGGATTCCCCTATGGTCGCTTAGGGGAATTTTTATGTTGACTCATGAAAAAATAATTCATGTTACACCATCGCCTCCAAAGAAAAAGAAAAACAATTCAAAATATCCGTTGACTCTCTCTTGGCTTGTGTTATAGTATGGGACTATGAATACCCTATATGTTGTCGAGGCCGAGTCCGGAGTTCACCACGGGAATTGCGAGCTAGGAGTGGGCCTAAGCCGCGCCGCCGCCATATGTGATGCCTACGGCCCCGGAGGTAAGCTCCCCCGCCATGCGTGGGTCAATATCGTCTCCCGCGAAAAGGAGCCGAAAAGGTTCGAGCGCCTAAAGGCTCAAAATGGCCTTTAGTGTCAAGCGAAAAACACCCCTAGGACACCCTAGGGGATTTCCCTACGCGGGGACGCCGCCTAGGGGATTCCTCTATGATTGCTTAGGGGATTTGCCTAGGGTATAAAAACCATCATTCCTATAATCACTATTAAGGTAAATAGCTCTTCGAAGTTGTATAATCACTATTAAAGGCTATAGCTCTTCGAAGTTGTAGAATATCCATAAGAGCCGTAGCGGCTGAAAGCCGCATATTCTCTATTACGCGCCATAGCTCTTCGAAGTTGTAGAATACCCATAAGAGCCGTAGCGGCTGAAAGCCGCATATTCTCTATTACGCGCCATAGCTCTTCGAAGTTGTATAATAACTATTAAGAGCTATAACCCTTCAAACTTTTCAAATCAATCCCTTCACAATTAACCATGAAGGAGAACCATAACTATCCGTTCCGTCAGGTTCAACCGTTTCACCTAGGATAGACTTGCAATTGCCGTTACTGTCCCATCGTGATAGACTTGACACAGAAGGTTCCTTCTTCCCTAGCATTTTAATAGCCGTACCATTGGAGATTTTAAACTCTGACTCTGAACCGTACACTTTGACACGAGGACGATGACCGATAGCAGTCTCTTCCCATCTAATAGAGAATTTGTTCCCCGCTTTCAGGACACTGCCGTCTTTCATTTTGATTTCAGTTTTATTGATAAATGAGTGAGTTTTCATGTATTCAGTTTACCACACGGTTTTCAGATAGCAAAAAGTATTTTCAATTATTTTGTTTTATTGATAAAAGAAATTTTTGGCCCTCATCACAAGAGAAAGATATTGTGAGATTCTGATATGATGAAAAAGTCCACGATCAGGAGATTTTAAATAACCTTTAATTCCACCGTACTTAGCTATTGACTTATCCGGGTTACGTGGTGGATACAACGGGTTACCCTTGCCTTCTATCTGACCCCAGATATCTACTGTATCGCCCCACACGGCGGCAGTCAGTCGGATAGTTCCACCCTGTAGTGATGGAACCGTTAGGGTGACGTGATATGGGTGAAGGCCGGGTTGCAATTCAGGTTTCATTTTTAGTCGCTGAGAAGTTCATCTCTTTCCTCATTGTAAATAGACAAACATGAAGGCCTTTCAAAATCAATATCGCCTAACGATAAATCGCCTAAAGAGACTTTTTTCCATTCTACGTTGTCAAGCGTATAATGAAAAACGTCCCACTTGACATAGCAATCTTTGACTTGATCCCAGCTATCGACTGGAATATCGACATCTGTTGAAGAGCCAACCGAATAAGACGCATCAATTGTGATTTTCATTTTATAATAAGTTAAGAACTAGTGAAAGCTAAACATCGCTTTCATGTGATTAGTATATCACAGCCATCGAAAAACTCAACGGATATTTTTAATTCTTTTGATTTATTTTAAGAGTGTACTATACTAAAGCATGAGCCTAGACAAAGCAATCGAACACAATAAGGAGAAAAGAGCACCGTTCCGGAAAAGTAAACGCTTTGATAGAACTTGCCGCAATCATGGAAAGTGTCCATACTGTGAAGGGAACAGAACTTTTCAATCAGAAAAAGAACTTCAGAGAATAGAAAGCTTTGGAGAAGAAGAATAGAGAATGTCAAGCACCGCCTCCCCTTAAGTGGGAATAGGGGATTACCCTATGCCTACCCCCCCGCATAGGGGATTCCCTTATAGTGTCTTAGGGTTGACTTGGCACGCCGCCTGCTTGTGTAAAGAAAATTGAAAACAATCGAAAATATCCGTTGCAATCTAATACCCCTGTGACATAATAAAGCATGAAACTATCTAAACTGATTAAGGTTTTGCAAAATGCGAAAAAAGAACTAGGGGACGTTCCTGTTATGGTGATGGATGAAGAAATGGGGAGTTGGGAATATCTCTCTGAGGTTCTCAAACTTCATCCTTATACTGGACCTTACGGGTGTATGGATAGAACCAAACCCGCAGATTCGATTGGCCTTGTTAGAAATAAAGGTTTCTCATCTAAAGACCTGCTACTAGGACAGAGAGATTAAAAAGAATTGAAAATATCCGTTGCATCTATCCTAAAGTGTGATATAGTAAAGTCGTGAAAGATGATCTTCTTTACATACCTCGCCTTGCTGAACTTTACGATTGGTTTCGTATTGAGGAACAGAATGGTGAGATGATTGCTTGCGGTGGAATATTTCCAGCTTATGAGATAAAGGCTGGCCAGCGATGGCAAGGTTCTAGTGGTCACACTGTTCTAGTCGATGAAGTGGATTCCTATTCAGTTCATTACTCATGGGACGAACAGGGAGTAAAGAAAACCCATAAAAAATCCCACTTCGCTTTCCAGTGCCGGTATTGTCTTGTTTTATCCTAATCTAACCTAATAACAAAATGAAAGTTGAAATTGTCACATCATACAGAGTATTCTCATCTGCCTTTATCGACCTCCCTATTGAAAATATAAAGGAAATTAAAGATTACTTTATAATCGACAATGTTTTGCATTACTCATTGAAAGATGAAAAATGGGAAAAAATCACCTTGCCAGAGGGTGAGGATGAATTCGAAAAATCTAGTGAAGTGAAATTCTATAGTGCTGAGTCTCACCAAACAGTAATGAAAATGTCTAAGTCTATCTAAGTCAAGCTCCTCCTCCCCCTAAGGGGGAGTAGGGGATTCCCCTACGCGGCGTCCCCGGCTAGGGGATTCCCCTATAGCGTCTTAGGGTTGACTTGGCACGCCGCCTGCTTATGCAAAGAAAATTGAAAACAATTGAAAATATCCGTTGCTCTTTTCCTTCCCTGTGATATACTAATTACATGAGAACACGATTCGAAAAACTAGACTTCCTGATTGAAAATTGCAACGAGACTTTTGTTAAAGAGTGCGTACTCTTGACCGAGCTCGTAGGCTATATGTCGGATTCCGACTTCTCCGACTTTTTTGACAAAGTTTGTAGGGAGTGGGACATTCGCATAGGACTTTATTGGGACAGTACAGAAGAAACTGAATAAAAGTCAAGCGCCGCCTCCCCGAAAGGGGAGTAGGGGATTCCCCTACGCGGCGTCCCCGGCTAGGGGATTCCCCTAGGATGCTTTAGTAGATTACCCTAGGGTAGCTTAGGGTTGACAAATTTTTAGGCAAAGTTGGCACGCCTTCTGCTATGCAAAGAAAAATGCAATTAATCGAAAGTATTTGTTGATTGATTGCTTAATAGGGTTATTGTGTGGGACTATGAATAAAGAAATTGCATCTTGCTTCTCCTCCGTCGTTGGCCAATCCCAGATTGTCGCCAATCGTATCCTGTCCCATAGCGCCTTCGCTGCGGGCAATAATTCGCCCTATAGCGTTTGTTACACCGGAGCTGCGGGCTTAGGTAAAACTCAATTGCTCCGCGCGGAGTTAGCGGCCCGCGCCATGGCAATCCAGATTCGATTTGGACGTGAAGCCAATGTTTTCATGCTCCGGTCACCTCAGGAAATCCGCCTTGCTGGCGAGGCATTCTTTGAGTTTATCGGCAATGTCTCGGACGGTGACGGCGTTGTTATCGACGAGCTTCATGAGATTGAAATCTCGTCTACCGTTCAACTCCGGAAACTTAAGCTCATCTTGAAGGGCTTGCTTGACAACGGGCAAGGCAAAATCCGTTCCGTGAAGATTGACGATGATACGGTCATCTCCCGGCCTAAAGAGGAAATCTTTTTCGCCGCTGGCACTAACTTCCCAGAGAAAATCAAGGACGGTTCCGCCATCATCTCCCGGTTTGGTGGAGAGACGCCGCTGGACCTTTATACAGAGGATGAATTGACCAAAATTCTTAAACTCATGAGTGAGTCCGCCGGGCTTCGTGTGAACGAGAATACGCTTCTCCTTCTCGCCAAGTGTGGCCGTGGAACTGCCCGCCCACTAGAATCAATCGTTAGCTACCTTAGCAAAGTAGCATCAATCTCAGAGAAGACGACTATCAATCGCGCGGAGGCACTAGAGGCAATGCGGGCTTTGAGTTTGTTTCCCCTTGGCGTTTCAAAGCGGGAAATCTCAATCCTTATCCGCAGCAAGGGCCAAGGCTTAGCGGTCAGAATGTTGCCAGTGATTTTTGCCGTCGAGCCGAAATCAGTCAATCAAAGCGTTAGCTTTCTTTGTGCTTATGGCTTCCTCAGCCTACGGGGCGGAGTTGTCAATCTGTCCCCTCGCGGCGCGGCCTACTTGGACCAGTTAAAGGCTGAAAAGTTCTCTTTAGAATCCTAGGCCTTTTATCCCTCCCTTCTTTCTTACCTTACTTACCTTATGAATGTTTCAATCTCCTACTCGCCATCGTCTCTCTCAGATTTTCTCGCCGCTTTGGAAGCGGTAAAAGGCATGAACGGGAAAAGCGTTTCCGTTTCGCCAGCTTCTCTGAACTGTCCTGTTTCAAAGTACGTAGAAAAAACTGGAGCTTCCCGTTACCGTCGCACTCCGGAAGGTTGCCAATCCGGGCTTTCTAATTTGGACGACCTGAAAAAGCGGGCTTTGCTAGGCGACGCCATAGCGGCAGAATGTCTAGGCGACGAAATCCCGGAAAGTGATTCTGAGTTGTCAAGCGAAGATAATTCGCCGATTGAAGCGATTTTCTAATTGACAGGAAAGGGCGGCTGATTTTCAGCCGCTCTTTTTTTTGCATTGTCAACCCTTAATCTACCCTAGAGGAATCCATTAGAGCACCCTAGGGGAATCCCCTAGCCGGGGACGCCGCGTAGGGGAATCCCCTAGTAAGGCCTAAGGTTTACATCTTAATGAAACATAATACACCTTATTCATCCCCCCCCCATAAGGGGGAGGTATTTTGATATGTTACACCTGCACCACGAAACCAGAGTTGTCTTTTCTGGCTTTGCCTTTATCGACAAGCCCAACCACCACGCCCCTAGTGTCGAGGAAACGAAGGTCATTCTTGTCACCGTTCACAACCGGCGTTCCATGCCAGCTCTCGGGCAGTGAGCGACGGAAAACAACCGCCACGTTTCCACCTCGTGAGCGGATGGCGTGAACGTGCCGCTCGTTTGACTCACTGCGGGAGAATGTCAAACTGTAGTTGGCGGGCATTTTCCCGTCGAGAAAATCCATCATGCGTTTGTACCCCTTGGTGTAATCGTACCAAGTAACCTCAGGGAAAAGCTCGAACAAGTTTTTCCCGTCCTGAACGTCGAGCGATTCCCACGGGATATCGCTGGTAAGGTTAAGCCGGATGGCCAACCGCATCCCATTTTTCTTGGCTTTCTTAATAGCCGCTTGAATTTCCTTAATTAGTTGTTTAGAGAATAGGTCAAAATTCTCCTTCAAGAGTTTAGTCTTGGCGATTCTAGCCGCTTGAACCGTCGAGAATGCACCATGGCCTGAGGTGTTTAAACAGGAGAAGGTGCAACCACGGCTCGCCCAAGTGCATACGTTATAACCCGACAGATTGGCGGGAGCCAAATGGATGCCGAGAGTCGTCCAGCCTTCCTTCGTGCCCTTCATGATTTTTGCGTTCGCCGTAGTGAGTAATTTCATCGTTCACTATAATAGCCCGCTTTCCACCGATTGCAAATTTATTTTCGATTAATTCTACTTTTCTCACATAGCGGATAGCGTGCCAAGTCAACCCTTAATCAACCCTAGGGGAATCCATTAGAGCACCCTAGGGAAATCCCCTAGCCGGGGCCGCCGCATAGGGGAATCCCCTAGTAGTCGTTAAGGTTAAAATTTACTTGACTTTTTAATATGCCTATCACCCCTAATAGGGTTTTATAGTAAATATAAAGTATTGAAAAATGCAATGCTCTCTATGGATATTATAGTGGGCACTGAGATTGCGGAGACTATGGAGAGTATGGCAATAATAGTTATAGCCGCCATAAATAGCGTGCCCGCCTTATTAAGCGCCAAACCTCTTCGAAGTTGCAGCGCCACCTCCGCCCGCCTTATTAAGCGCCAAACCTCTTCGAAGTTGCAGCGCCACCTCCGCCCGCCTTATTAAGCGCTAAACCTCTTCGAAGTTGCAGCGCCACCTCCGCCCGCCTTATTAAGCGCTAAACCTCTTCGAAGTTGCAGCGCCACCTCCGCCCGCCTTATTAAGCACCAAACCTCTTCGAAGTTGCAGCGCCACCTCCGCCCGCCTTATTAAGCGCTAAACCTCTTCGAAGTTGCTAACGCCCCTTATTAAGGACGTTAGCTCTTCGAACTTACCTCACATTCTTTCGTTACATTTGATACGGCTTACATATTTTGGGCCATCATTGTAATAGACCTGTAAGTCTTCTAATAGCTCCTGTAGAGTCTCATCAATTGATTCGTAGCTTTCTCGCTCAATAAATCCAGATATCAGAAAGCCGACATTACAATGACTCCCAAAAGCAATAAAACTTTTACTTTTATAAATTTCAAAATCATGCCATTCTCCTTCATTATCTTGAAACTCTATAATGCCAACATAACTGTCTTTTTCTTTTTGATAAGCTTCAAATATTTCAGTGATTTCGGTTTGCATAGTATGGTTGTTGTTGGGGTTGCCTTACAATGTCAGTATAGCACAGGAGAAGGGGAGGGTCAAGAAAATATTAGTAATTGTTTTCGTTTACAATACCATCCTTGAAATCTTCGATATGTGAAACTACAGACCTGTCAATCATAGAAGTGATTTTGCTGATCTTTTCTTCTGTGACTACGTTGTCGAAAATAGTCCAAGAAACTAACATGAAGTTAAGTTTGCTAATAAAGGTAATATCGGCGACTTTTCTGCCGTTGTATTCTTCTAGGGTGGAGAAGAAATATCCTTCGTGTCTTTCTGTTTCGGTTGAGCGCCGGACTACTACATCGCCGAAGGTGCGACGATCCCAGTGAGTAGGCGACTGGTTAAGCTTGCGATACTCTGATGCGAACAAAGCCGCATCCGAAAGATTGCTAAAAACAAAGTAGTTAAAAGTCTTTAGGACAGACTCGATACTGTTTATAACCACAACGAAGCCGTCAACTTCGTCGCTGAAGAATGGTGGTCGAATAAAGATTTCGCCGGAGTGATTCATAGTAAATCAATATACCACAGAACAAAAGGAGGGTCAAGAAAAAAACTAAACTATTTTAATCAGGAAGCCAAAATATACTTCTCTCCATTCATCCTGACTTCTTTGATATTGGATAGTTTATAGTTTCTTACCTTTACTTGCTTCTTACCCGTTACCCCTGCTCGTTCCTGTTTGGCGCTGGGCTTGGACTTGGTAAGATATTTATCGACGACTTCTTTGGCGACCTCTTCGCCATCAGCGACGAACTGAATCTTGACCGGCTTAGGTGCATTGCGGAATACTGTGCGCAGCTGCATCTCGCCGTTATATTTAATTACTTTATTTACGACTACATATTCGCCGTAGGGCAATGGATCTGATTCAAAAGATTCTGCTCCTTGTTTCAGGATGGCTTCTCTATATCTAGCCCCTGTGACGACTGTCTGGTGAACAATCTTTTTAATCTGTTTATAAGGATTGCCAGTCTTATTTGCCTTCGGCTCAGTTTCAGTGAGGATGCCTAGAATTGTTGCTCCACGCCGGGCCGATAGCATTTCAACAAATTGTTTATGAGTGATTGTTTTCATTTTATCTATTTGGTTAATAGGGTTAATAGGAAGTGAAAGGAGAGATATGAACTACCTAAAGCTGACAAGTACATTATAAGACCTGCCAGCTCGAATGCAAACAAATTTTTCATTTGATTTATCTTTTCTTCGTCCAGACTTTTAACTGAGCCTCTACTAGATCAGCGTCAGGGGGTGACTTACCTTTATTATCGACAATGGAATAAGTCACACGGGCGTTCACTCCTTCTTTCAGCATAAGTTTTTTAGCGTGCCAATTTTGAGCGGCGACTGCATCCGCCAAAGAACGATGTTGAGAAATTTTAGAATTATCAGTAATGTTGTGAAGAGTGTACATATTCTTGTTTATTTTTAAATTAGATAATAGATTTAATTAGAGGGTGTGGGAGGACACCCCGTTTTTATTGTTTAGCTGATCAAGGCCAGCTCACTACCCCGGCGAACCATTCGCTCAAATTCTCCCGGAGAAGTCAAGGCCGAGAATGCCCGAGTTTTCATTTTGCTACCTGATCCAAATTCTGAACTGACGAACTGAGCTTGCATACCCCGACCCGAATTAGAGTGAGTATAGAAGTCTGTCAAGGCAGAAAAGAGATCCAGTCGATTTTCTCCAGAGTTTCCAGCTCCAGTCTTGAACAGATTAAACACCTCTTCGACATTGTTACGTGAGCGAGTAGAGAAGTCCTGAGCAGTTTCTGGGGCAATGAACCCCGTCAAGAATTGTTCGGCAATACTGTCATTGACAGACTTGTGACCCAGTTCAGCCAGTTCAGCGCAGAACAAAGCCCGATTGCTAATGAGATCCTCGATACCGCTGGAAACATTGACCAACGCAAGGCCGGAATTTTTGGTGTGCTTGACGGCGAACTTGATGCCTTGAGTTTTATTGTTGAAAGCGTTTACGTTAAAGCTAAACGTATTAGCGCAAACTGTGCAAATAGAGCTGTCCAAGAACATCGCCTTACCCGAACCATCGTGAGTGGACAAAGCGTTGAGGTAGAAGTCGAACTGACGATTACCAACCATAAAGGTTTTACCTTCGTTCAATTCGATTGAGATAAAGACTTTAGTGCGGTCGCAAACGGAACCGATAGAAGCGACTTTGAACTTCACGTTGCAATCCTCCAGACCCGAAACCAGAGTGTCAAACAAGTCTTTATTTTGAATGATGCCGTAACTACCGCTGACAGCGTTACCGATAGGGAGACCATCATCAGAAGAAACGATTGCGTCTTGATGGAACTTGACTGAGGTGCCATCCAAAGAAGTATTCAGAAACAAAGGCCGCCGCTCTAGTTCCCAGTTAAGAGGAGACTTTTCAAAAGTGATTTCCTGCTGAACGTCCGTCAGACCATGCCAAGCCTGAAAGGTTCCCATCTGAGCGTCGCGGTTTTCGATTTGGTGAGCCATAATAGTAATTGAGTTTGTTGTTGTTTGTTGCTGCATCGTGCAGCTGAGATCAGTATAAGCGATTAAAAATAATCCGCAAGTTTTTTTTTCGTTTTTTTTACTTTTTTATTTCCACTCTCTATTAGACTATTCTTAATCAGATAGAGAGCGTTAAGGGGATTAGCCCTTCTATTTGCCTTTATTGTTGCGGCGATTAAGCTCGTCCGCGAATGTCAACCCTTGATCGACATAATAGTTTTCCTTATTCGGTTGCGGGTGGGTTGCCATCGCCCTAGCGGCTTCTTGACAATCCTTGATTACATACCGCAGGGAGCATTCGCTCAGAGTCTTGGCTTTTTTAGTCCAGAAGATGAAGTCTTGTGATGTTGCGTTGTTCATGACCTCAGTATAAGCGATTAAAAATAATCTGCAAATTCTTTTTTCGTTTTTTTAATCTTTTTTTTATTCAGCTTAAAGGGAGGGTAAATAGCTAATCATTTAGCCGTACAATGAAAATAATCCCGAATAGGGCTGTCATCATCCGTATGTTTATAGTCGAACGAAACCTCAACACCCTGAGATTGAAAATACTCAACGGCCAATGGTAAATCACAATCCTCCTCCAGAAAAAGAACGTCCCTCTTCCAGTAGGAATATGGAGAAATCTTTCGCCGCACTTCTTTAGGCAGCAGTTCCATGCGGACTTCACCCCAGCTATGGCCGGGGTCGCAATGACGGGTGATTTTGAGACTCTTGATGTTCATAGTATAGTAGGTTTGAATTACCGACACATGATCGGTGTCCCCCTACTATAATCTAATCAGAAAAAGAATCAACACTTTTTTTCAATCTTTTTTCTTTTGTACCTGATCCCCTTAATAGAATCTAATTAGCAAATAGAAAAAGGGGACCCCCAGACACTCATCTGAAGATCCCCAATCCGGCTTTTTTATGAATAATTTTATGCCGAAATTTTTATTCTTCTTCTACATACAGTACCTGATCTTCAAGACCGAGGTTCTCAAGAATCTTCATCCCCACAATATCTGTGGCGAAGAAATCTTCCTCCTCGATTAGTTCTCCGTCCCGAAAGGTTTCCGTTCCTACAAAATTGATCCCCTCATCAGCGAATTGATTAAAGAAAGTTAAGGAGGGAAATAGAGCGCTTACATTCTCAAGAAAAACAGTCGGCGGATTCCAGCAGCTCATAAAAGGAATCACAGCTTTGTCGTCGAAGATTTCCCACGGGGTACTGTCGTCGTTATAAGGATCATATTCAGTTCCCCAGTTCTCCAGCTTCCAATCATTAATCTTTAAAGGCAATTCATTTTTTAATTCTTCCGGTACAGGAAGTAGAGCTTCGAAGGAGAAGATAGCTTCTTCTTTTGCTGATTTAGAAATGAACTCCCGAATATCAAAATCAGGACCATAAACTTGCAAAATATTATAAACGTATTGAGGCATATTGTTATATTATGTTATTAAGGGCTGAAACTCTTGCAACTTTATTTTTTTATTATTAAGTAAAAATCTCTTCGAAGTTAATATTATTGTTATTAAGTTTCAAGCATTTCGAAATCTCCAGTCGGATTCGGAGCCCAAGAAATATATCCACCCCAAAATTTTTTCGCGTTATTAATAAAACTACTTAATTCTTTTGATTTTTTAGATTCTCTAAATCCAGCGTTAGATATATAAGGAG